CCATCAACATAGAGCTCCAATGTGTCTCCCTCTCGCAAAAAAGCGAACCAGTGCCAAGCGTCGTCTTCGACGCCCACACCAGAATACAGATTACGGTAAGCGCCATTATAGATAATGGCCCGCAGCTCTCCTTCGTATGGATTCCCCGTTCGGCTTTCCACGTAGACCACAAAACCAATTACTGTTATCACTGACTGTTGTGAGAGAAGTCCATAGTAATCGTTGCCGAGCGCATCGGTCTTGAACCAGCCAGCAATAGTAAAATCATGGCTATCGGCCAGAATTGGATTCAGCGCGCCGGAACCGCCAGATGTATAATCATCCGTTCCGTCGAAATAAAGAGCCGCGCCTACTTGTCCGTCGGTAGTATGGGCATCCGTGTTTGGATTACCAGTTGCGTCGATAAATAAATGATGATAGATGCCAGTTGCATCGACGACAATGTGCGTTGATGCGTTATCATCCATAGGCAGATTAATCATCGTATCGTCGCAGATATTCCACGGCGTAGGTTCGGGAGTTGGGTCTTCATCGCCATAGACAGAGCATAAACTGGTTCCTGCGCCTGCTGCATAGATGCTATCGATCTCGCTAAATGTGAGCGGCCGATCAAAAAACCGTATGTCATCGAGCGTCCCAGCGAATGGATAAGCGGTATCTGGCCGCGTAGCAATACGAATATCGTCAAGATCGATATCGCTTAGCGGGCCAGATGTTTCCGATATCCCATTGACGATCAGACTATAGGTCGAGGCTTCGTTGACCAATGCGACATGATGCCACTGGCCTGCAGATGTTGTCGTAATAGCAGTTAGGCTTGTTGTGCCATCAAAGACAAATGGCATGGACCATCCAGCGGCCCCAAGACCTAAGCCAGATGTAGTAATACCGAGCCCAATGGGATATTCTTCAAGTGTTGTCTGGCCGCGCCTGAACCATAATGCTAATGACCAATCGTCTGCGATCCCGATATCTCCAACGCTGATGGAGTCGTCATATCCATCGAATCCAATGGCAAGCCAAACTTGTCCTTGTGTCGTATGAGCAATCGTGTTTGCGTTGCCGGCAGGATCGTTAAAGACTTGATGATTGGCTTCCTGTGATGAATCGATTATCACTGGATCGTATTTGCGGTCGTCCAATTTGAACCACAGGACAGTATCGGGACAGACGACAAATGGTGTCGGCGTTGGCGTCGGCGTTGGTGTGTAGACCTCATAATATAGGTCTCGGATTTCGGAGAGAGAAAGTGCACGATAGTAAATACATATATTGTCAAGAAGTCCGTTATAGTACTGCTCTATGTTGAGATCATGGCGCGCGCCGACAAGAATCGGATCGAGCGGATAAAAAGCATCCCCGCCAAGGCCGCTTGTTGTGGCCCGAACTTGCGCATCGAGATATGTTGTTGATGCCGTTGTCCCGCCCTCAGTGCTGACTGTTAGCGCGTACATATGCCAAGCGCCATCAAGCATATTGATACTACCAAACTCGGGATCATTGTTGTAGATCAAGAGAGCATCTTGCGCAGGCTGATCAGTTGGATCATCGTCATCCGCAAACCGCGTGCGTAGCGCCCCTGGGAAAGGCCTATCGTTCTCGTGCATGAAGACATTAAGACTATGTGTGGTTTTGCGATCACCATGACTAAATAGATATTGGAACTGTGGCCCCTCGTTTTGCGTTGTGCTGAACCACATAACAAGGCTGAATTGATCTCCATAATTGAAAGTATCGCGGCGGATATAGTCGCCGTTCTCGTCGAACTGTAAGGCGCCTTCTTGCGCGCCACCAGTTGGATACCAGATCGGATCGCCATATATATCTCCATCGCGATTATTCGGACTGGAGTCATAGGCAATCGTTCCGCTTGTTTCATTCAGGCGCCAGCACATAGCTGGCGTTGGTGTTGGTGTTGGGCTGCCAACAATATGACCGATCTCTAGATATGGACGAGAGCCCGATTCCTTGCTGCGGTAATCAAGAAGCGCCGTGATTTGATCGGTCTGGAGCCCAAAGGATATCAAGCCGTTGACCGTAACGTAGGACGTGACATCGAACGTCGCAAGAGTATTCGCAGACAGATTAGTTTCACTGGTAATTATATCTTGCATCCCAGGGCGATTGTTCCATGTAATTGTATCTTCCGTCCATGTTGTATCTGATACCTCGTAGACATATGTATCGGGGATAGCTGTATCATTGACCCAAATGTTCAGTGTGGCGGTTGTAATCGGACCGGTCACGCCACTAACAAGAAATTTCAAGTAGCTTCGCCATTCATTTACCCGGACGCGCAAATAGGTTGCATCGCCATAGTTAGCATTTGGGAATGTGTCTCGAACGCCAGCATCATGAATAACGTAGAATATGACTGTTGTTGATTCTGGCGTTGGCGTTGGTGTCGGCGCGGGCGAAGGAGATGGAGATACGCTTGGCGTTACCCACGCCATTGCGCTTTGGCAAAGACAAAACACAATACAACCGAGGATCGCGATCCGCTTCATGGGGTGATTCCTTCTTGGATAAGCCATCGCCTCGCATCGGCCGCGTGGGCCATCCCAGGCCATTCAGCGACCAACTGTTGCGCGGTCGTAATAGCTTCCGCGCGCCGAGTAGGCCCTAGAGCCACAAGAGAGCGCCACTTAAACCACAAGGTCCAACAGAACGTTTCAACCTTGTTGTTCCCTTTCCAGTCGATACCTACAAATGTTGATAGGATATTATCGGCTTCATCGATAACAGCCTGATATTGATGTGCTCGATATAACGGAAAGAGTACAAGGTACTGCTCGAAAATCCAGCCCTTACCGATACACATGCCGGCAAGCTCCATGACCCTCGCATTGTCTCCAAGCTTGACCGCTGTGCCCATTGTCTTCGAAAATAGGTAACGATTCGCCGTGAGCACTTCCGTTGTTAGAGTCGCCAGCGATACCCGATTATATAATGCCTCGACCAGCGCCTGGCCTCCTTGATTCCAGCCCATTGATTTGACGACGAGATATAGATCGATAGATGTTGTGATCGGCGTAGTAAGGCCATCGCGCAAGTGGCTGAGACGGCGCATATGGTGTTGTGTTAGATCGAGCATCCCCTCTTGTTCGAGCTTATCGATCATAGCAATAGCACTCGATAGCAAATCATCGGATTTGCAATGACGCATTGTATGTGTCGCCATATCGCCCAAGAACCATCCGCGTCGCTCTTGTACAGCCTCCAAAGATGATGTCGTCGGAAGCCAATGATTCATGCTATAATAGGCATCAGCAAAAGCTTCTTCCGGCGAGAGCTGATCCTTCATGGCGCCAATCAAGGCATTGATCGCAATGCGACCATTGCCAAAAGCGCGATCTGCAAAACGTTCCGAGAGCACACTGGCCTCGATGACCTGACTGGGCTCAGCCAAATCATCGAACGAGTGTTCTTCCAAGACAAGGAGGGCCGCGACTGGATTAGTCGTCCCGCATTCTCTTGCGCTCTGCAGCCAATATTCGCCAGCGTCATAATCAAGAGCGCTTGACGGGTTCCCTGCTACTTGGCCGATTGCCTGCCCGACTTGCATGATCAAATAGGCGAAGATCAAAAACGGAAAGCGTTTCATTTTAATATACCGTCCTGTCGTAGATAATCAGCGGCCGCCAGACTCGCACGGTCCCGGTATTCGCATCGGGGACGCGCTTTAAAGCAAATGTCACATTACTATCAGCCCCCCAGTCAGGGATAAGCTCATATGTTTGTGTGCGGGTCCATAGATTGGCCGTCGCATTTGGCGTAGTTGGTAAATCAGAAGACCATGTCAAGGTTGGCGCCAGAACGGCCCCGTCGGGATTATCGCATGTCCCAACCTGGAATTCGATTACCGAGCCGGTCGTCTGCGGTGAACTATACTGCAGGATTGCTTGGATTGTTGAAGAGCCGTCATATTGCGCAGTGTAAAAATGCCACTCTGCCCTGCCCGTTGCTCCATCGATATAATCGACGAGATATTTTGTGCCCACCTTGTTTTTGGAAACGCCGGTCCCGGTAAGCTCGGCGCCTTCAGCTGTCATAAGATAGTAAACAACGGCGCCGCCTACCGGCGGATGATATTGTCCTTGAGAATCAATATAGGCTATCGTGTTTGCGTCTTCGTCCTTGATCTCAAGATATCGACCTGATCCACCAGTGCCGCTTGTAGTCCTAGTAATTGTTAGTGGGACTGCTGGCGTATTATCCGATATAATCGTTTCGCCGGAAAACTTGGGCCTGAGAATAGAGCCAGGCGTAAATGTTACATTAGCATTGCCGCCAAGCTCCGTCGCCTTGATGCCAACCCCTGTTACGGTCCCGACAGATGAAGATGGATGGAACAATGTCTCGGCGCCTTCGTAGCAAGTCAGATTGTTGGCTGATAGTATTCCGCCGCCGGCGGCAAAGAGGAAGGCGCCTTGTGTCCCGGCGCTGACAAGCGATGTATGCTCGACCGTCCACGATTTCCCGCTATCTCTGACGGTAAACATTTCCTCGGTTTTCGTTGGACTCCCGAAAATAAAACAATACCTAAGATAGGTGTAGCCCTTCGCGTAGATGATTTGTGAGCCAGCGATGACATCTGTTCGTCGCATCGTAAGGAAGCCAGCAGAATCATTGCAGTAGAACGCCCGCTGGCCCTGAGTTTGGTTGATCGCGCAATTGTAAACATAGCAATAACCAGAGTAAGCGATGATGGTGTTCATGTCGTCGGCGGTACTGGTATTCTCGATTCGCACTCCAGAAATAATATTATTGCCAGTTGCCGTTAGGACTGCGGCGCCTTGCGATGAGGTTGTAATGATGCACTGCTCGCTTCCGCTTGCGCGTCCAGCTACAAGATGAACATCTGTTCCAAGAGAAACTTGCTCTGTATATGTGCCAGGCTCAATTACAACAATCCCGCCTCCGACTGCGTCTGCAGCATCGGCCGCGGCCTGTATCGTAGCATAAGGGCCGTTACCATCGGCATAGACCGCATAAATATTTGACGGTTGAATAAAGTGAATCAGCGAATCGGAGAGGTGTGCGCCAAGCGTCGCATTGCCTCTGACTTCGCCCGAAATAGGCAAAGCGTTATCGAAGGAGGCGTCATGCGCGGATAAATGCCTTGCAGTGTTATGGTATTGCGTATGATCATCATCTGCAAGGCCAGTCAATGCGCCATGATCTGTAACGCCGCCCGTGCCAATGCCAAATGGGACGCCTGGAGTTGTATTGTCGTCATCGACAAAATATAGGATCGATCCTGATGTATATATGACCGTGTTATAATCGTATCCTCCGGTAGGATGCAAGTGTACCATCCTGCCACGTACTTCGCCTTGTGCCTTAGCGACATCCAAGCGAAGGCAGCAACAAAGAAATATCAGCGTTAGGCGCACGACTGTTCTCATTAGGTTGTCCCTTCCACATTGCCGGCGAGCTTCAAGACAGATGGACCGCTCGCAGCGTGCTCGAACTTGGCGACGGTATCGTCGCCGAAATATATCCAGCAATTGCCATTAACATCGGCTGTGACACATTGCGTTGATGGAGGGCTCTCCGCGGATAGATCAACTCCCGTTTCAATATTGACGCCAGCAAAATCTTCGATGTCAATATATGCTTCGCCGTCAGAGGCGCTATAGAAAGCCCGCGACCACTGAACCCATTCCGATTCTGCGGAGTCCCAATACCGGAAATATATGCCATACCCAGCGTCATAAGTATATGCGATCGGGCCAACACCAAAACCGTCCACCCAATCGTGCCGAGGCGTTACTCCCGTTTGGATGTTATCGCTCTTGAGATTGCCGCTCGCAGAAAACGTGATAATGATTCGGCCGTCCATAACTCCGATAAGCGCTTGGTTCCCTGCGGTAATCCCAACCCAATTGTTCTGCGGCTCGAACGCATCTTCGTAACACGGAATGGTCCAATCCCTGACACGCAGAACAAATTGCAATCTATCTAACCCAGGTTGGCTAATTTGGTCGACGATCGCATTGATGTATTTGAAGCCTTCAAATGGCAAATCAAGAACCACTGTGTCGGCACGCTCAATATGAATTGCTTCCAAGCTTGTTTGGATCCGGATTCTCGTTTCTGGTCTGCTATATATACTCGCCCAGAAGCTCGCATTATCGGTAGCGGCCTCGGTCTCTCTCAGCCAGCGAGCTGTTTTCTGCTCCGCTCTGATGCCCCACGGATATTGCTGTGCGCCAAGATCGTCTGCTTGCACATGCTTGGCATATGCTGTCCCTGCTGGCCCGAACTCGGCGGTATAGTCTTCTTCGTAGCCAAGAGTAACGCGATTGATCAAGCGCTCGAGCGCTGTAGGCTCGCGCTGGAGCTCGATTGCTGAAACATTCGTGCTGTCAAAGACATAGACTGGCGTTCCAGGTCCCAGATCGCGAACCTGTAGCCGATAAGTTTCACCTTCTCGAACCAAACGAGTCCGCGAATCGTTGAGAGCTTGCGCAAGAAACCCACGCCCAGGGCCAATAGTAGCCATGCGACGGTCAAATAGGTACGGCGGGAGCTCGGGATAACCATCGACTGCATTGCCCGCCAACCTCTTGTAGGTCTCGGTCGCTTGGGCTTCATCGATATCCGCCGCGGCTAAGCCAACGAAGTTCCAATCGTATGGTCGGCCGCCGCTATCTGTAAGCGCGTCACCCCGGAGTAGCACCCACGCGATGACAAGTACGGGATTATTTGCGTTGGACAGCAACCCAGAAACCGTGGCAGTAACATGGTTCCAATCGGTCTCGAGCGTCGCTTGCCTGACACCAAGTTCCAGGATTACGCGCTGGACAAAGATTTCATTGCCGGGTGTTACGCTTGGCGACGAAACCTCAACGGCAAACTCTCCATCAAAGACCGACCACGGACCATCCGGGAATAGATCGCGGTTCCGGATCTGCGGTGTGATTACTACAGTCTGCGTCGCAATAGACGAGGACCCGGCAAGGATGCGAAATTCGCCTAGCAATCCAGTATCGCCAGATACCCCAACGTCTTCACTTTCAAGGCGCGCATAGAGCGGTGGCTCGATTAGCACTTCGATCCAGAGACCTGTGACTGTTGCGCCCTCTGAATTGACCGAATACTTCTGGAGGGGTGGCCCCTCCAGGCGTCCTACGATTCCGCGGACATAAAAGTACGTATCACTATTAGCAAAATCTTCAAGAGATATTCCGCGTTGCTCGCAATCGGCAATATCGAGAATAGTAATCTGTTCTGTCTCTTCATGTACGCCGGAATCGTAACCGGTTCCGGGGACATCGCTGTATGTCTCTATCTTGAATTCCGCTTGGTCAATGTTCGAGCCTCCAGGATGCGCAGGTCCGACTATGTGTAGTCCAGTCAGTACACGTATATCGGCCGTCGGGCCTTTTTGCTGACAAGCTCGTATCTTGACGCGCAGTCGCTTGAGTATGCCACCCTTAACGCCAAACGTTGAAAAGAAGGCGCGTATCTCATCTCCAGCTACATAGTTAAGGGCGAAAAATGGCCCATTATAGAAATCATTGCCAGGGAGCCGTTGAATGCCTCCGATTCCTCCTGCAGTCGTATGGGCCGTAGCATATTCTGTGAAATGGGCTTCTCTCTCTTCGAGTGGTTCCGTAAAAGCTGGATCATTGGCAAGTTCGATATTAGGATTTGCGGCGCCGACGAGTGTCCCGTCGCCGTGCTTATGTTCAGGGACCGTTCCCCCTTCGCCTTCTTGAGGTAGCGCCGCCCGTAGTGGGACTTCTCGGATTGCTGTATTCCCGGCCCAGATCGTTATCGCGCTTCCTTCGGCGCTCTCAGTGCGTGTGAAATATTCGACAGACACTCTGGCGCTCGTAATGTCGCCGAGAGCCCCATCAGTTAAATCGGAAACAAGGCGCAGCTTGAGAATCTCTTTCCCCGCCTCGAGAATCGCTCCGCTACGCGGATCTTCCCAGTCGATGACGCTCGCTGCGCCATCAGCTGTATTGCCGATGTGGACCTCCCAGTCCCAATCGGTATCTGATCGCTCGATGATCTGTATCAACGCCTCGAACGGAGAGACCGATGAATACTGGGGGGGCTTTGTCAGTCGCAATAGTTGTACATTATGCCCCCTGATGATCTCTGTTGCCAACGTCCATTCGCTTGCCGGAAGCGCTCGACCGTTTATCTGCACATCATTGACTTCCGAACATTCATGGTCTGCGACAAGTAAATCATACGTCCCTTGATAGACGCTGACTACGGCTCCATCCGCGTGCGCCGCGACTGCCGTTCCTGCGATTGCTCGTTGGACTGGGCTCGATAATGTGCCGAGTGTTCGATCCTCATTGTGCTTTTCGTTATACTGTATATGTTCTTCGTCGATTACAACGATCCCCGAATCAGGAAATTCGGTGATAGTTGCGACCCTAATGACATTATCGCCAGGATCGGCGCTAAGCGAACCATCGAGCGCGGAATGATGACCTGTGTCCACGGGGAGCAATGGCGCCTTAGGGACTGTACCGACTATTATCGGCATCGCTTTCCCGTATGTCTCGGTCGGCGCTCGCGGGAAATCCGCGTCGGTAATTATCCGTAGCGCATCGGTCTCGCCGAGAAGAAGAGTGGCATCGACGCAGGATAAGGTAACGCGCCGCCCGCTAAATGCTATGCTTTCGACGACATATGTTCCGATCCATATGATATCATCTTCGTCGACTCCGGAGATAGGCCCGAAGAGATAGCCGATAGCGATCTTGCTGCCTTCAAGGCGTTGCTCGTTGTGCAGTATTTCGATTTCGCCGCGACCGTCCGAGACGGCGTAATTGCCGAGCATGACATTCGTACTATCGGCCACGCCGAATGGCTCGTGACCAAATGCTGTTAGTCTTGAGAGAGTACCGGGGCTCAAAAGAATTGACGAATAGGTTTGGGGCGATCCACCATTATCGAGCGTAAGCGACCGCGTCGAATATCGATAGGTCGTGCCGTTGAGTTCCAGCCAAGCTACAACATAGAGGTCAGCAACTCCAGCTTTTCTTCGCGTTTCTTGTATTGCTGTGAGCGTTTTCACCTCTGCGCCTCGTTAGAAATAGGTCGTATAGCCCCACAAGACCAGGACGGCGGAGATGCCCGCAGAGAACGCCATCTTCAGTAACCCAGCGCATAATAGGAATAATCGGCTATTGCCAGCTTCGTGCTCGGCTAGATGATGCCTAACTGTCGCCGATAGACCGTCAAATCTCACATTGGCCTTGCCCGTCTCGGCGTTCATGGCGTCCACTTTCTCAGCCAGAGCCCTCACCTGACCCTTAAGATCATTGATCCCGGCCTGGATCATATCCAAAATGTATTCATCTGATCCCACTACTTCATTCCTCCTGTCCTATGCAGGATACCCGTCAGCCAGATAGCGCATCAACAGCGAGGCCTGCGCTAATCCAGATATCTCGGTGTAGTCATTTAGCTGACCGTCAATCTTTACTTGCCATACAACCCGAGCATTATCTTCGTGGTCAAAAAAGGCGAGGACGGGATCGTAAAGACCAGAATCTAGGCCAGATGGAGCATCGTAGAAATCGCGAAGGGACTGCCAATCGTCTGGCTTGAGTCGTGGATACGATAACCGAACCGCGATCGATGTGTCACGGAGGCGAGTCCGAAAGAGTCCCCCGTCTCTCATCTCTATTTGTTCGATACCGTCATCCCGAACCTTCCCGGGCATCCCCCCCTGTGGCGATTGCGCTCGCCAGTAGAGCGTTGGTTGCCAGACCTTTGCGCTAGCCGACTTGGCCGCAACGAGCGGATATTGGATGGTGATAACCAACCCAACTTTTTTAGTGACGGCTCCGAGATGCTCCGTTTCTGTGTCGTCGGATTCGCTGACAAACACGAGATTCCCGACAACATACGCCGACGCGTCTGCGAGCGTGAGAGTGGTGGCTCCTGCACTCGCAGCTGACGCTGTCGTTGGATTTGATCGGCCAAAAGCCAATACAGGCCTTGTCCATTGTGGATCAACTGTCATTTCGGTTATCCGTCAACTATGCGAATGCTGGCGCTCTTTCGATCGCCCCGCGTCTGATGGCCTCATTGATGACGCTGACGATCTGTCCAGGATCGCCACCGGTGATAGTGATTGGGATCGTAATATTCGTCTGGCCCATTGGCCGTATCCCTGCCGTTTCTGTCGGTTCTGGCGATGGTTCAGGGGTTGGCGTTGTTGGCTCCCCAGGAGGTTCTGTTCTTGCTCTCCAGCGGATGAGCCCCCCAGGGTCTTCTGTGCCAGGGGGTAACGCCGGAAGCACGCCATAAAAAAAGTCCGTAAATGGAGCAAACATCCGCGCAGTCCAGGCGGCAACGTTCCGCATCCAAATATTTTTGAATGCTTGCCAAGCAGCTTCGCCCATTGCCGTAAAAACGATCTCTATTGTCCTGACGAGCTCGGGCTTAATCCTATTCCACCCCTCTTCGATTCGCTTAAATATATCGCTCTCAATAAACTCTCCCCACTTTGCCTTGATCGCAGGCCATGATTCGTCTATCCATTCTGCAACGATCTGATCCATTGGTTTATCTCGACGCAGTATTGCTAGTATACTATCGGCAAGCGTTGTGCTCATCTTCTCGGCAAGTTGCCAGAGCGGGCCGCCCTTTTCCTCTTCCTTGGCTTTCTCAATCTGGTACTTCACCATTTCGGCGTGCCAGTCCCAACTGGTTTCCTTGCTCCAGTCTGTCACGCCAGTCTCGACCGCCTGAGCCATTGTGCCGCCAAAAGCCCCATATTCTTTTAGTAGCTGCTCGCGACTTGGCGGAGGAATAGTTTCTTCGATCCTAAAGACCTTCATTAATATACCACTGAGTTTTGTAGCGACCTCTTCCCAAGGCTGCAAAATCCGTGGGATATGCCGAGTAGATGCCTCAATAATGCCTTTGAAGAGCAAATTAAATCCGCTCATCATGGCGGCTCGCCAGTTCTCCCAGATGGTCTTTAGCCTCGCCAGCTGCCTCTTTGTCGTGTCGGCAATGCGTTCGTATGCGGTCTTGGCTGCCTTACTCGCGCCAGCAATCGACTTAATCGCCTTTACGGTTTTCTTCCCTTCGTCTTTTCCGAGCAACGCGAAAGCTGCATTCAACCCTTCGACATCTTCGACCAAGCTAGTCAAGACGCGTTCTTTTTGCGCTTTCTTAAGCAATCCAATAAGCCCCTCTTTCCCAACGCGCGTCCGAAGGGCATCGAGCGTTGTGCCCCAACGCTGAAATACCTCTTGCGCAGCTGCGGTCGGCTTAACCAGGAACTTTATCGCCCCGCGTAATCCAGTTACGGCCTCTGCTGTCGCGATCCCGGTCTGCGTAATCCTGGCGATAGACGCGAACATCTCGTTGAGCGTCAGGCCAGCCGTCGCAGCAAGAGGCGCTATGCGCCCAATAACAGGCGCAAGCTCACCAGCTACAGTTTTTCCCATCTTGATTGTCGCAAAGAACTTGTCCGATACCTTTACTGCCTTAGAGACCTTCAAACCGAAGGAGGCAATAACCGATGATAGCGCATTGACCATCGTCTCTGTATCGGTCAGGCCAGCAATGGCTGACTTTGCTGCTGTACGCAAAAAATCCAGAACATTGACCTCAGGAATACCCGCACTAATCGCTTGATAAAGCGCCCGTATCATCTTGACCGCGTTCTCGCCGACTTCCTCCGAGACGGCGCGAACGCCCGCATAGAGCCGCTCCATGTTCTTCACGCCGAGCGTCCCAACTTCAGCAAGCGCGAGCTCTATGCTCGCCGCAGCTCTAGCGCCTGCAGCAATTTGACGCGCGGTTGCTTGCGCGGCGATCGCCATTCCGCGAAAAGCTAAGTCAACTGGTTTAAACAGAACGCGGGTCAACGTCTGGAATATGCCTATCCCCATGCCTTGAAATACGCCTTTGATAATATTCGATGATGTCTTGGCGCGCCTGGGGATATCTCGCTCGAGTATCCTATTTAGCATACTCGCGTCGCCACGGATCGTTATAATGGCATCGCCTATATCAATTGCCATTGTCTTAACCTAGCATGGATGTTCACGCTGCCTCGCCGCCGTCCTGCGCAAACATCGTCATAAGCCGGCTCTGTGTCGGATGCTCATGGCCTTGAGCCGCCATTCGCATCGCCCGCATTTCTCTTTCTCGTCGCCTATTGATAAGAGATTGTATCAGACTGAAAAACGCGAATGACCACTCATTGAGAATGATTTGCGGATCGATCTTGTATTCGCTCGCGACTTCATCGAGAGATTCGATAATTGTCAAGAGCTGATAGTCGGCGTCGTCGACGCTTCCCCTAGGTCCGCCGCTTTCACCAACGCCTTCCCGATTACCCCTATTAGGGCAAAAGGGTCGTCCATGTTCTCCAATCCCAAGATAGTCCCCCAAGCTGCCTCGAGTTGATGGACAGACGCTTCTTCGAGTGGGGCGAGTTCGCAATTCAGGTAATCGCGAACTGCTTCTATCTTGGTCTCCATCGCTTCCACAGTTGTCTCGTGAAGCGGCTTGAATTCAGGGGCGTCTTTTTTCTTGCTTGCTCCTATCGCGCGGGCCTCCTTAGCGGCTTCCGTAGCCTTTTCGCCTCTCTCGACGATGCCCCATATTGTGTCTGATAGGCGTCGTCTCCACCGCAGACTCGCCTTCATTTTGAGTGGACGGACCGCAAACTCTTTCTCGCCAAGAGTTATCTTTGACGGATCGCCGATTGCGACGGTGATCTCCTCGCGGAGCGTAGATTTTGCCTCGCTAGCCTTAGCCATTATATGCCTCCAATTATTGTTGTGGCGCTCGGTCTAATGCTCGGACGCCAAGTCGTGCCATGATTCGACCCAATGGACATCTGGTCCAGCGCCGATTAGGGTACAGACGAAGACGGCGATATCCCCAAGCTCCGCCAGTATAAGATCGGCGCTACCAGTCATAATAAATTCGTCGGCGACAATTCCAGTAGCGCCCAAGTCATCTTTGAGCGTAATATCGATAGCCCCATCGGCCGCAACAAGGACTAGCTTGTCGCCAGCAGTACCGCCAGTAACGCTCGAGAGATCATCTGCGGCGTCCCCTTCGCCCGCCAAACGATAGCCATTGATGTCAGCGGCCTTGGCAAACGTATCACTGGCAATCGCTTGGTTCTTAATCTTATAGAAGGCGCGCCAAGGAGGCGTGGAATCCTGCTTCATTGCGGTGAATTCGAGGGGCGAACCGAGGACCATATTAGATAACTGGAGCGTCACCCCGCCCGTCTGGGCAACCCACGGAAAGAAGAACTCGAGTACATCAACATCCGCGTTCGCCCTTGCCTCTTTGCGAATGACCATGCTCGCATATTGTTCGCGAGCGCTTCCAGCCTCGGCAACAGAACCGCTACGATCCATATCCGATAGCGCTTTTTGCAAAACGGCCATGTCGAATTCTTGGATTGTAAATGTTATCGTCGCGCCTGGCGCTGTCCGAACCGAGGCAAACGGCGGCTCGAGATACGGCTGGATTGGAGTAGTTGTCGCAACATCCGCGATTGACACGCCGTCCTCACTTGTCGCCCCAAAAGGAGTAACAAGCGACGGACGAAGACCAGCTGCGCCGACATAGAGAGAGCCATCTCCGCCAAATAATTTCTGGTAGTTCAGTCCCATCGGACAATCCCTCCTATTAAATATTCGTCACACTAATAGTAAAAAAGGCAAGAACGTAATGCCAGCCCTTCCCCTCGCCATCTTCGCTGACAAGGTCCTGCGGACCTGCGTCTTCTTGTGCCCAAAGAATTCGCTGCGTGCCTACATCGGTTGACGCCATACCCTGTAAGGCTTGATGCAGGCTCTCGTATGTCTCCCTTGCTGCCGATGGGCTTCCTCCATAACACTCAAACTGGATAGATGGTCGTCGCAGATTGGGAGTTGATCGGTCTGGCGCGCCTCCGCGACGGAAGAAAGCAATCGCTGGTTGATCTGGATCGTAGTCATCTGGAAAGACCGGACAGAAGATGTTGATTATCCTGGCCTGCGCGGCCGAATGCGCTACGCCGGCTGTCCCGTTGCATCCGCGAACGACGGTGATCTCTTTTGTCCCGTCGCTCGTCACGGCCGAAACAAATACCTCCTCGTCCTCAATCCGAAGTTGCATCTCAGCGGTTATTTCCCCTTCGGCGCTTACGCTGATAGTAGTAGATACGCCATCGGCCACTGTAAGCGTGGTCGTCGACAATGGACTGATCTGGCCGATCAAATATTTCCGAATCGTCTGTATGAGATCAGCCATCTCTCAAATCAATCCCTCAAGAAGCGCGCTGGCTTCCCGAATCGCGGTATGCAGGGCTGGCGCTAGATACGGCCTAGCGCGCATCCCTCTCACGCTGCGCGCATAATGCCATTTACCCTTACGATCTTTCCACGCCAAGACGCGTTTTGTCCTTGGTGTTATTCGTCGATGTTGCGGTCCGAATAAACCAGTTCCCAACTCGACATATGCGCCATAACCGCATTCCGTAAAGACCCCAGTATGCTCCTGAAATGATTCCCATCGAATTGAGCGGCGTAAGGTTCCGTCTCGGACCGGCGCGTTCATAATAGCCAATTCTGTGACGCGCTCCGCAATCCTATTAGCGGCGTCCTCATCGACTTCGAGCAAGCGATCTAAGGCCGATCGATCATACTTGAGCTCTAGCTTTGCGTCGATCTTCATTTGACTCGATCAGCGCCGCATTGATAGTGATCTGTTGATCCGTCTTCAACCCGCGCAGGAAGAATCAGGCCTATCGTATACGTGCCCGCGAACTCCCCGGAAGAGACAACAAATATGTCATGCTCTTTTGGACTCTCCGTGAAGACGGCAAAGATCATATACTCGTACTTATAAAGATCGGCCGAGATTCCTACTTGGGTTTCGGCTAATCCGCCGATGAGGAGTTCAATGCGGCATGGGACATCCGAGGCGATTATGGTAGGCGCAGTCTTCCTTTGCCCGCCACCATCGATATCGGTAACGGTCTCACGCTTAAGGGTTCCTGAGTCGACGAGCAAGTCGCTTATGATCGCCACATCAATTCCTCATGTCGTAGTTCGCGTCGATTTCCCAGCGATTCGGATCGCTAACAGATTGTTCGGCGATCGCGAAAGCTGGAATCTTAGAATCGCTCTCGCGCAACTGGTTGGCGACGGCCAGTAGCGTTGCAGCCGCCTGTCGAGTATCCTGCGCGAAATTCAGCGTCTTGACCATCTTGGCAAGGCGCGCGCTGTCGGCTGCCAGAGCCTCCAGCGCAGTCGCGGCGGCCAACCTCACATTGCTCTCGCTGAGATCGAGAAACGCGGTGATTTCTGGGTCGCTAAACAAACGCGCCGCATCATCCGTATCTTGGATAAGCAAACGCACACGGCCGATGTCGGTTGTTGGATCTAGGGCCATTGCTAGTCCTCGGACCAGACGATCCAAAGAGATAGGTATGTTGCGCCGTTGTGTAGATTGGTTGCCTTGAGAGCATATCGTGTAGATGGCGTAAGGATCCATCCAAGCCCATCCGAGAGGGCTCCAATTGGCTCATTGGCGGCAACAGCGCCGCCGCCAATGAATACTGTTTCGAGCGCCGTGCCGGTCGTTAGGGTTGAGTTCTGGAATACAGTCAGAGCTGATATTGCGCTAGGCCTGTTACGATTATAGGCGGTAATTGTTGTCCCTCCGCTTATCCCGCAGTTCTCAAGCATATCGATTTGGCCAAGGCCGGCGCTGTTAAATGGCTGGTATGCAAGTATTTGGATTTCGCTGGTCGCAGGCGTAACAAAAGCGAGATTGATAGTCGCCCCAAGCGAGCCACTACTTATAGCGGATGCGACAAATAGCTCGCCGCTCGCAAGTCTCGCGCCAGACTGGGAGGTCACTGGCAAAGGAGTCTGGGCGTTACAATCAGTCGTCGCGTTGTCTGCGCCATGCTGGAGCTTGACTCGCGGATATTCGACGAGTCCGAAGGTGTCGCTTCCGAAAACATTGCTCGCATGACGATAGTTGTCGGCCGCGCTGACACGCGCTAAGAGCAAGGCGACAAGTAAGCATATCCCTCTAGCTTGCATAATGCCCTCCTATTTGCCTCTCTTCTCGGCGACCGGCGAGGCGTCCGATCGCCGGGAAGAGGGGGGAGGCCGATCGGCCTCCAAGCCGCCTCTTCGGTCGGGCGACGATCAATTCCGCGTGATGGTGTAATACAGCGTCCCTGTACTCGCTCCGCTCAGCACGAAATCAACATGTGTCCCGTAGTCTACTACCGCGGCGGATGTTGGGCCAACGCTCAACGCAGTATCAATGGCTAGGCTGATCGCGTCGCCAGCATCAAAAACGATCGTGACCGTCTTGCTTGTCTCGTTGACGTAAGACAGGCTGCCAAAGACCATATCGGTGACGGTCTGACCTGATGGCCAGACCGTCGTAGCAGACATCGTCGTCGCGCTAATGTCGTCAGCAACCAACAGCGAGGTCGTCGTAACCGTTTCGACGCTAGCGTTGTTGGCCCGCAACTTGACAAACGAGCCGAGAGGGTCCAGATAAGACGCGGCCACAGACAAGGCCACGAGACCGATCAAAGTAATCCCCAGAATGGTTTTTTTCATCGCTCCTATTTCTCCCTTCTCTGTCTAGATGATGTACGATCGCGCCTAACCAAGCTTGGGAGTCGCCTTCTTTGCCCATTAGGACTATCCGCATTGCCCTCGGCGTCCCGTGAGGCTCTTGCTTTTGGTGGCTTGTTGGTCTTCGCTTCGGCGAGATCATTGCCTGGGACAAGTACAAGATGCCCAGAGTGTATTTCGCGTTGCACGAGCATGATGTTCGAGTACATCAGCAAATCGCGCTTGCTGACAGTCCCGCGATCATCCATGTGTCGATGAAACTTTCGTTGGAAATATCCTCCAACAACGCGAAAGCGCGCAATTGCAGGAAGACGCTGAAGCGAAATAGCATTTGTCATGATCGCACCTCTAGCGCAGGTTATCGATGATCACGCCCGAACAATCAACTCGTGACGCCGGTGATCCGGAAGCCAGCCGCCGCCAGAATCACCTTTTGATCGTAGTAGTAGCTCACGCGCAACACATCGCTCTTCCTTGGATCTTCGCGCCACTTCTCGACCAGCCAGGCCTGTACGCCGCCGCCTGGGTTCCAGGCGAATGTCGCGGCGAGCGTCGGCTGCCGAAGACCTACTCGCTCGGGGACCCAGCCGAGATATGCCGTTGTCCCCATGACAGCGCTGTTCGAGGCTGTTGCGCCCTTGGCGGCCGTATTTTTGTAGGCTTTGCCAACAAGCACGCGATCGACCTGGAAAACCTGCGCTAGCGCTTGCTCGGTAATGACCGCAGCCGATCCAGGAGCGCCGCCGTATTTGACCCGATCGAGGATCTCGGGATGGTTCGCTAACGCCTCGAAAGCTTCGAAACTGATTCCAAGGACATTCGGGACCGCGAGAATGTTGCGGATAATAGTAGCTCTGGCATTGCGGACGTCGGCGATCGGCGTACTCGTATCGAGCGACCATACACCATTAGAGACCGCGGCGGCGTTAGTAATACCCGCGTCGAGCTTCGCGAACAGATCGATCTCGCGGTCGAGCGTGATCTTGTCTGTCACGAACTCGGTTCCGTCAATATCTGCCTGAATCGCTGGATCGGCATTTTGCCGGATTTCGTCTGGCACGACATGCTCGAGGGCATGATCGTCGGCAAAATAGGAATCCGTTGTCGTTATGAAATTCGTTTCGTTGGCTCTTGCGCCTGGCGCTCTTGCAACGTCTTCTTGCCTGGCGCGCTCGTTTTCGACGTCGAGCTTATAGTATTTGTCGCTCTGCTTCATCACATTGACTTCAGGCGCCAAGCTCGCGGCGATAAAGCCCTGTCGCGCATAAGCGACGCTGACATTCGTGAGCGCGGCGTCTACGTGTACTTGACTTGCATTCGTGGGCATGATTGCCCTCCTTTCAGAGTTGTGACGCTCTAAAGATTAGAGCTTGGCCATGCGAATGCGGACTTTGATCGTCTGCGTAGCTGCCGAGCAGGACTCGAGCGCGATTCCACCGATCTCATCATTGGCCGTCGTCGTTTTGATTCCCTGTCCCGTAGCGTTCGACTTAAGGTAATCCCCGGCGGCGATTGCCGTCCCCGAACCATCGCATACGAGATAGCGATCACCGTCAAAGTAGACTCCGACGTTTCGGTTTGCGGCGCCGTTCGCGGCGGCGGTGATGCCCATGATCTGTCCGCCTGCGCCCGCCTGCTCGACAACGGTCTGTACTCCCGTACACTCTGATGTGTCGAGCTGGACAAACTTGTGTGCGGCGATATCCGTTGTGCATTTGTAACTCAGCGGCTCGTTGCCTTTCCCTTCCATGATATTCTCCTTTATGTAAGATGCCAACTAAGCTGCCTGGGAGCCTCTACCTGCTGGCTACTTCTTTTGCGACTTCCGCGAGCGCAACCCCAAATGGCTTCTTCGTCTCTTCCGCCCTCGTCTTCGCCGCGGCCGCTAGGCTTTGGCTGTCGGACAAGTCCTGTGAGTCGCCGAGGTCCTTGACGCCAGAGCTGCCTGCGAATTTGCCAACATACTCGAGCTCCTGGCCGATAACCGTCTTCACGGTTTCGGCAAGCCCGTCAGCATCGGCGCAATCCACAAATCGCTCTCGCACGCGCTCACCGAAAGCCTTCATCGCGTCTTCGCCTAGTGCTTTGATGCGCTCTGGCGTTGTCGCTTCGGCCAAAGCGGCGGATACGGTTGCGGCGATTTCCTCTTTGATCTTAGCTCCCCTCAGCTCGGATAGCTCTTTCTGAGCAGCATCGAGCGCGGTCGTAGCTTCCTTCAGTTTCGTCGTCAGAGATTCTTTCTCTCCTTCGCTGGCCTCCAGTTTCTCTTGGAGGGCGGCAAGATCTTCTGCCATCGGCTTGTCCCCCTTGTCAGATGATTTATTTTCGACCTCCGAGAGATTGGAGGCGTTCGCTCCGCCCATAAATGCCCGAAGATCGGCAATCGCAGCTATAACCCTGCGCGCCCAACTTGGGGTATCTTCCGCTTCCGCCGCTCGGATCACGGCTGGCAAGTCTTCCGCCTCGACGCCAATTTGCCGGTACAGGCCGCGCAATTTCCGCTTGACGACCGCCACCTGGCCTGGCGGTAGTTCGACGCGGCGGCCACGAAAGCCGCCAGGTGATAAGGCGGCAACGGCGCGCCCTAACTGCGCGCGCGTTACCTTGTCTTCGAGGTTATCCCAAATTCGCAATTTCCAAGTGCTTGGTTTTTCCTTGTCTGGGACATAGAGGTAAGCTTCCGCTGGATAGCGGACCCCGTCTTCTGTTTTCCGCACCTCTTGATATCTATTATATATCTCATCCATCACGGCAAAAGCGTTTGCGGGTTCATTGTCAATGGTCCGCATTGCCGTCATGGCCGTAGCCAAATCCTCTTTCGTGATGTCATGCGAGCCACAGAATGCCAAGAACAATCGCACGCGATCCGACCGATCTGGCTCCTCGTCGATAGCAACATACTCTTCGTCGTCGCTTAGAACAATATCAGCCATGCCTTTTACGGCCGGGACTTGCGCGCCCAGAAACGAGAGCGCCCGAAGATAGGGTTGCCCCTTGCCCTGGAAATCTCTATAGATCTCGGCGCTGCGTTTGCGGAATGCGCCGGTGCGAATCGAGGACGCGAGCTCGGGCGCAAGATCCCGAATCGACGCGTATAGACTGTTGCCCACGCGCCAAAGCCGATCAACCCAACCCCGAGCGGGTCCCTCTTGCGCATGATCAAGCGTCACAGGCGCCTCATGTACGCTTTTGTCATAGGAGGTGGCAATCTTGTCAAGGTCCTCGGCTGTCCACGTCCCCTTGTCGCCGTAAGCCCCAGCCCGGAATATCTCCAACTCTTCTATCGCATCAGGCAATTGCTCTGGCATGATTCCGCTCCTATCTTCAAAATCGTTGAGGCGCCATTCCGATGTGCATCCGTGGCGCTTGAGGGTCTACATATTGCGCGCCTCGATATGTTACAGTACAGCGGCAAGCAAAACCAAATGGCGTCGACTCGTGGCCCGTACCAGCAAAGTAGCTGCCAATCGCGATCCAGCCTTGCCCTTGATTTGCTTGGTGTGTTTCCCGTACTCGTTCGTCGTCGGCTGTTATTGCTCGCTTCTCGCGACTTCCCAGATCGCGGGCGCGCGCATAAGCGCCTGTGCTCATCGCATGATTGATCTCCATGTTGGCAATCAGCCGCGATCGCCAGTCGGATAGCTTAGGATATTGTTTGCGAAGTTCTGCTGCGGCCGCATCGACGGAAGCTCCGCGCGCAAGCTCGCCAGAGATTATGCGAGCTATGTCATCCTTGGTTGTGGTGTTGACGCCAGTCACATGTCGAGCAAGGGTTTCCTCTGCCCATCGGATTATCTGCTCGGGGACGGGTCGCGTGAATTCTCCAGCGTAGTAGTCGCTTTCGGTTCCCGTGCCAATCACTAAGCGCGGGAACTCATCTCCTAAGTCCATGTCTTGACCTGTGATAGACAATTGTATTTGGTTTTGCGCCTCGAGGAATCCTTGGCCTGTAGGACCGATAAGATGCGTACTATATCTTGGCGCCACGGCAATAAGTTCTTTGCCTATTGCCGGCTCAAGCGCATCGATCAAGGCTCGCTCAATCGCTTGTCTGCTTACTCCTGGCCCAAGTCTGGATAACACAGCGCGCACGCTCTCGACTATCTTCCGTTGGCTAAGAGCAACCCACAAATCGTCGAAATAGAGCCCTGCCTTTGATACTGCAATGCGCTCCAGCTGCGCCCCATGTGTTGTAACAATGCTGCCAGGCGCTCGTCGCGAGATCGCAAAAGCAACGCATGTAGCCGCGAAGCGCATGATTGATCGCCGATATATGCTGTCATCCCTTGCGCGCATCGGCCAACCTATCGAGCTTATCTAGCGCATCTACCACGCCAGCAAGCGTCTCCTGCTCATTGAGAGCCTCGAGCGATGGCAATCCCAGCGTCTCGCGGATATTGCGACGCCCAGTCTCGCTCATCTGAGAGTCCTCGACCACCTCTTCCGGTCTGTGGACGCCAAGGATTTCTACGACGTAACGCTGCATCTCTTTTGCCGCGGCAAGCTCTGGCATCATCGGCAAGACTCGCGACAATGCGCCGATCAATGCCGGCGCGTCCCTCTCAACGATAGGCGGGGCCTCGATCTTAATATCGCTTGGCGTCACGCTGAGACCGCGGCTAATAGCAATGTACTCGATAATGTCGCGATACACTCCTCGCCATTGCTCGCGCGAGGCGAGGAATTGTTTCATCATCGGCGGCTCCATCGCCGTCGCGGTCGCTAATCTGTAAGCTTCGCCGCCACCCATGTAATGGCCAAACACACCGCCAGCTAATCCTATCATCTGCATTAGCTGATTGGCGTCAATAAGGGCATTCGAGGCGCCCGTCTCTGGCCTAATGGATTTACGCTCGATTCCTTCGTTGTGGACAAAGGTAGAGCCCGGCGCTGCAGGTGGATTGGTTTCCGTCGCGCCACCGACTTGTAACGACGATTGGATTGCCGCTTGGTGACGAGCCACATCGGTAGGCCCGCTCTTGACAAGATCATCCCAAGCGAATTGTGAGAGTGATGCGACTAACGCAATTCGCGCTCTTAGAAATCGGCGATGCGCAACGATCCAATCTAGCGCTGGCAAGAGGCCTGATTCACCGCGATCGCCAAGACCATAACGGACATGGTATACAACGGCATCCTCTTGCAATTTGTATTTCTCCGGCGTTTCCGCGCCCGTCTGCCCTGCGTCAAGCGGCGAGTAGATTGCAGGATAGGCGATGTGATTGACGGAGCCCTTGCTATCAGTCATCTCGCGAAGCCATAGATAGACTTCCTCTTTGTCTTCGCGATTGGTAACTCGACCCGTTATCTCTAGCGGATCAATTCTCCGAATTGCTATTGGCTTGGACTTTGGCCAGATCGCAAAGAACATCTCGCCATCGACAAACGCCTTGGCGGCATTCTCGCGTTGCCCGGTCTGCGATGTCGTTGAGCGATTGCCTTTGGATAGAAAATCCTCATCGATAACTTTCTGGAGCTTCGCGTCATCGCTTGAGAACGTGAATCCCGCACCAATAGGAAAGTTGGTCCATAGCGCTGTGAGCTGCCTTGCGGAGGCGTCAACGCGCGCATATTTCCTGGCCCGCCTAACCGAGTCCGTCCGACTTGCCTGCTGCAAGTTACGCCCATCGGCATCCATCTGATAGCCGAGTTGATCAGCGCGGCGCAATTCCGCGAAGGTCTCTTTCGCATATTCGGCAGCTTCTTCGCGAAGCTGGACAAAAACATCAGGTGTGTTAGTTAAGGCCACGCTCATAATCCGGTAGAATGTCTGGGATTAAAGCAGTAAGGTCAACTGTGTGCCGCTTAGTAGGCTCGGGCAGCTTAGGACAAAGGGCCAGCGCCAATGCGTCTCCACGATCTGGAGACCTACCGAGACGCTTCTTCAGCTCTTCCTTGCTTTCCAGGCGCTCTTGACCCGTAGAAGTAAAACCACGCCGACGGATAGAGCCTAAGTCGCCCTTGAGCTTCTCGTCGTCGACGATCTTTCCCTTTTCCTTCACCCACTCACGCGCGCGCCACCAAGACTCGACGCGCAAATTCTGGTAGCGATCTTCCTGAAATGCTCTTTGCGCAAAGCTGACTCCCTGGACATTGGTCCGGCCTTGCCCTAAGAGGACATCAACTACGCCAGCTCCGATCCCTATTACGTCAATGCTGACAAGCGCTGGATTCATTTCATCTATTTTTGACGCGACAAAACCAGCAACGGTCATCAGATCATCCGTCGCAAGGGTCCACAGCCCAACCATCTGATCGCCTTGTACCGCGGCAAGAACACTCTCGTCGCCTGTACCTGGCGATCGCGCAACGTCGACGCCGAACCGCAGACCAGCGCTCCGATCTACCGTATCGCGCGCTACCGATTGCTCGAGCCAACTAAGATAAATAAGATTATCGGCGCCCCCCTCTGGGAAGTCTCCCAGAACTCGGGCCTGCCACATAGGAGAATCCTCTCCCCAGTCGTCGCGACGATCGAGCAACCATTCCCGTGTTGCAATACCTGGGATAGCATTGCAACCTGTTACTATATTGGGCGAGTCCAGCGCGGAAAGATGTAGACGAGTCCATCGGCCCTTGCGAAACGATTCGTAGAATGGACCATCAGTTGCCAAAGGATTGCCTATCAAGAGAATGCGCGATCCTTCCGTTGCGCACAGGCCATGAATGGCTTCCATGATCGTATCTGTCAATGCTGATGCTTCGTCGACTTCGACAAATACACCATGTTGCGTGCGAAAGCTCGCGAAGTTTTCCGGATCTGTGGGGCTGATAGCGAAGGCTTCCCATTGCGTCCCCAGCTTCCATTCGGTTTCATTCGCTTGGCCAATCATAGTAATAGCTTTGATCGGCGCTTGCTCCCGGACCCTGCGAATCTCGGGCCACAGTCCCTTCCGTAAACCCTTCCAGGATGCGGCGGAAGTGATCACATAGCCAGGCCGCTGTATGTTAAGAAACCAAGGCACGAGGGTCGCCGCAGTAAACGTTTTGCCAGCTGCATTAGACGATCGGCACGTTACCATATTGCGCGTGGCGACAGCCTCGATAAGATCTCGCTGAGATTGCCGGCTCTTCCGCTCGCGAACGAAGCGAATCGTATCGTCAGAGAATCCCTCCTCTGTCAACCATGCAATTAGGTTAGTGGGCTCGGCGAGCGGCTTATCCCAATAGGTAGCGCCTAGGACTCTATGCGCCCAACCTAATGGGCTCACCCTTGTGTGCGCCTGATAGTAATAGCGCTTTACGGCCAACGTCGCGTCATCACCAAAACCAGCCGCTTCAAGATCTTTGACTACTTGTGACCCGGGGACATTGGCGGCAAAGCGCGAAGCAATCCACGACCTAAAGTCCGAGTAACTCCGAATCTCACGCATGAGAGCATCTATGGGCTTTTGCTCGCTACCTATTGCGTCGGCTTGGAGGATCATTAAGATGGCTGCTCCTTAGGTGGCTCTGGAAACCCACCATCCATAGCGGCGCCCATGATATTGGCAAACTCTCCCGGCGCGCCGACCTCTTGTCGATCGACAAGCCAACCCTGCAAGCGCGCCAATAATTCCATCGCCCGCAATTTAGGCTCGCATTTAACTTTGACGAATATCCCATCACGTGTCGTCCGCGATGTGACCTCGCTCACTCGGCGGCGTTGCTCGAGGGAGAGCCCCTTGCTCTGTTTAATTTGTACTCCAGCTGGCCCCCAAGCCATTAGCTCGCCGGGATCGCCATAGATAATATTTTCCAGTTCGGCGACCATACGCTGCCGCTTATTCTCGGTTTTCTTGCGCGCTTTTTGGTCGGCTTGATCGATCGCGGTTTTGACGTCATCGCGTTGCATCAGCCGATAGCCTGCGGTACGCGCGGACCGCGGGCTATACCCAACTGCAATTGCAGCATGACAACTATTGCGTTTTGGATCTGAGATCAGCGCGTGGATAAATCCAGTGACACGCGCATCCATATCACGCGGTAGTTCGCGTGCCCGTTTTTTTTGATCCTTTGGCCGTGCTTTTGGTCTTGACATTTTGTGCGCATCTCGGTTGCGCGAAACTTAGTAACCGAGCGTAATCAGATCTGTCAAGTCACTTTCGCCTTCTTTGCGCAAATGTCACAACTGCCAACCTAGGTTAGCGATGGCCGCGCTAGGTATTATCGCGTAGCGCGGTTTCTTTCTTTTCTTGGTTTCTGGTACGGTTTTTGCTTTTCGTGCGCGCGCGCTTTAGCTTAGTTTAATTTAATTAAGCTTTTAATTTAAGGCGGATTTCCGCGCCGATTGGGATCCGATTAGGATCCGATTAGGATCCGATTAGGATCCGAGTGGAGGGTATGCCTCTTAGTCATGTTAGTTAACGTAAGTGGGCGTCGATAGATCGTATCGTGTTGCGTAACCGCTTGTGCCGCGACGATGGCCAGCGCCGGGCAGGGCGTCGACATCTTTATCAGCGTCGATCAACCCGAAACGATCCAATCTATCGTTTTCGCCGTCTGTTCGCCTCGCCGTGTTGCGAGGCGTTGTTGCTGTGGGCCTCTGCGCGCCGCGTCGATCCCTGATATTACTGGGGATACAGGCCACAAAAAAAAGCACAAAAAAAGATACGGTGGGGTTGACAAGCCGATCGCTAATGTCGATAATATTACCAGACTGAGAGACGAGGAGCCCAGAAAATGACAGCGACAACCAACCAACCCACCGAGATCAAGTTCAAATTGAACGATGGTCGCGAAGTAACGCTCACAGTGCGCGGGCGCGAGCAACTCGATCTAGTAGCTCGCACTCAAGATGGCAAGGTCTTAGGTTGTGGTCACAGCATCACTCCGCTATCGCCACAACAGCTGGCTGCTTGCCCAGCTCTTGGCGCGGCTAATCGGACACATTGTCTCGGCCGTCTAGCGCTTACAGCCGAGATCGCCAAGCAAGCAGAGCGTATGCTTACGGCATCTCAGGGTCGCGCCGATGCAGCTGCAACGCTCGCGACAGTCGAGGCGCGTGCCGAGGCCAAGCGTCTAGCGCCAGCTGACACGGTGATCTGCCAGCAAAAATGGTCAAACGGCGACCTGATGTCGGCCTGCTACGTCACAGACGACGACGTAGAGATCATCGCAAGCGATCAGTTAGAGCCAATCCACCATCACTACTATACGCTCCCGCGTGCAGACTACGAGGCGGCCAAGACTAAGCGCGATGCCAATATCAAGTCTGCCAGGAGATATCAGGCAGAATTAATCGCAATGGACATCCCCGCCTCGGCGCGAGCAGATTATCGCCGATATAATGGCGACGCCGAAGCGGCTTGGGAGCGCGCCGATGAGGCCGCCTGGGCAGCAATCCGTAAGTATGGCGAGGCCATCGAGACTCAAGCCAAACGGTAAAGGCGACAAATCACAAGCCCCCTGCGCGGGGGCGGGGAGAAATGAGATGAACAACCACAAAATCGACATCCAGTACGACCAAGGCAACCCGCGACGTTACGGCAAGCCGTGGATTGCCAGGGTCACCGCGTGGCCAGCAAACGGGCGTCCGGAGCTTGAGTGGGGCCAGTGGTACGACGGCGCCAACGCCTACCTGCAGATCAGCGCGGCGAGCGGCGACATCATCCGGTGGGGTATATTCGGTGATCGCCGCGGAGACAGAACCGAAGCCCTGTGGGGTATCGTGGAAGACGACGGCTCCGTCACCGAAACCGATCAGGCGGAAGCCCGCCGGCACTGGGAATCGCAACATGAAAGAAGCGCAAGCGTCGCGCAGTAGTGCGACGGATTACACAAGCCCCCTGCGCGGGGGCGGGGAGAAACAAAAATGAACCACACTAGATATGCCATCGTCAGTTGCACAAAGTACCGCGGCTCGAGGAGCGACTATCGGTTGCTGGCAATTGCCGATGATAACGCAGCGGCTGATCGTCTCGCTAAAGATCACAATCCTGATTATGATCCGCACGTCGACTGCCGTCGGCTGCGCTACAATCAAGCATCGGCAACCTATGGCTCGGTTGCCGAAGTGGTGTGGCAATCGGCAATTTCTCCTCACGAGGATTGGGGGGCCACGCCCACGGCGCTCAATGCCAAAGCCTGCGAGATACACGACCAAGAAGGCGAGCATGACGGCATTTGGGACGCGGACGCCGTCATGGATAGCGCAATCGACGCCTTGGGCTGGGTTTTGCTTGTAGGCGACGGGCAGCCAGGCACAACCGCTGGCCAGTACTACTTGGTTGATCTTGATCAATAAAGAGACGATCACACCATCACACAAGCCCCCTGCGCGGGGGCGGGGAGAAATGAGATGAATAGTGACACGCAAAGGGAGCAAAGCGCCATGATCAAGACAATTACATTCGCAAACCACGCCCCGTTGCGCTCAGACCCAGAATCATGGGTCTGGCTATGGGATGGCGGAGATTATTTGGGATACGAAACCATCTTTTTAATTTCCGGGAAAAAACAGCACCTGGTTTCCAGCTATCACATATTAGACGACGAAGATCGTCAGGCGCCCAGGTCAGGGTATCATCACCCTGTTAGCGAGTACAGTCGTGCAAAACATAGCGGTGGCGACGACGCCCGAACGTCAAGGTATATGCTTTGCACGGCTAATAGCAAGAAGGAGATAATCGCGTGGGCGCTGGCGGAAGCCCACAAACCGCGCCAGTGCAGGCGAATAACGAAATCTTGCCTTTGGGGCATCGCCGTCGCGCTAGGTTGGAAGGGCGAGGACGCCTAGATCGCCGCTCAGCGGGACGCCGCCTGGATCGCCTGGGCGTCCCGCATAGAGCCGAAGAAAGAGGACGAAACGATGAAAATGGTACCGATTCTTGCGGGACATTTCCAAATGGGGAGCTCGCCAGATGAAGACGCATTCTACGCCGACGAAGCTCCTGCGCACAATGTCACCCTTGCCGAATCGTTCCGGCTTGGTACAGCGCCGGTAACGCAGGCGCAGTACGAGGCGGTGATGGGCAACAACCCTTCTGACTTCAAGGGCCGGGACCGCCCAGTCGAGCGTGTCTCGTGGTACGATGCGATGGCCTTTTGCAAGAAACTGTCAGATCAAACGGGGCAAAAGTTCACGCTCCCGACCGAAGCACAATGGGAATACGCCTGCCGGGCGGGGAGCCTGGGCTCATTCTGTTTTGGCGAAAATGAACTGGGCGACTACGCCTGGTATTTCAGAAACTCCGACGATGAAACCCATCCGGTGGGCCAGAAGAAACCGAATGCTTGGGGTCTCTATGACATGCACGGAAACGTCCGGGAATGGTGTCTAGACCACTGGCACAACAACTACAATGGCGCGCCGGAGGATGGCAGCGCGTGGTTCCGACCAGAGAGATCCGACCGCATTACTCGCGGCGGCAGTTGGTACGACGACGCAAACGAATGTCGGGCAGCGTGCCGCCTCGAGAGGCCGCCGAGCCATCGGGATGCCGCTACTGGATTCCGCGTTCTTGCAGTTGCGGCGGGGGCTAAACAACGACGACTCCATTAACGAGGAGGCTCGCGATCTGCTACAGCAGACGCGATAGATTGCCTCAGAATCCTGAGGGTGCGATGATGGCCAAAAAGACACCAAAAACGATCCATGAGCTGTTGGCCAGCAAGCTCCGAGCCGCAAATCGCGACCTGGAGCGTATAGACCTGTTATACGAGGACGCCCTCAAGCGAAGACTTGATCCCGATCGCCTCGAAAACATGGCCGCCCAACTGGCTGACCACAAAGCTGTAATCGAGGCGATCGGGAGAATGATAAAGTCTACACCTGACCCCCGAGACACGGCCGCATGGCGCGCCTCCCCCGAGGGGAAGGCGCTCGAACGCGAGCGCGAAAGAGATCGGATGAATCGACAGTAGACCAGCACAAGAAGGGGAAGGTCATGTCTAAAACCATGTCAAAGGCGCCTTTGCCGTGCGAGTTTGACCGCGGAAAAGTACGGGAATTGATGATCTCGCGTAAGTGGGAGATCCACGATCTCGTTGTAGCGATGTCTGAATTGGGAGGGCGAATAGGGGAGAATACTATTCGCGCGTGGTTCTCGCACGCCATACCCAGCGTGGAACGAGCAGCCCTCCTGGCGCGGGCATTGGAAGTCCCGCTTGAGAAGGTGATCCGTTGGAAAAAGGAGGCCGAGCAATGAGGTATAAAGTCGATGAGCGACGTTGGAACAAAAACATGTGGCTAGAAGCAACTGGCGACGTAGTCGTCGGCGACCTCATCCGCTACCAAGAAAACGTTTTCCACGGCAGCCACCGCCGCCCACAACATGTCGGTAAGCGTCAAATTGTCGCGGAAATCCTGCGCGACAGTTATGGGGAAGACAAACAGCAACACACATTGACACTTCTCGTTCTCGGCTCGGCAGGCACAGAACCGATCGAAACCGGGAAGACCGTCCGCCGCAAAGCGCGGAATGTCTACCGAAACGGAACTGAGCGGCTCATGTGGCGAGACGAAGCCGCGCGCGAACTGGCCGCTGAAGAGAAGCACGATCGCGGCGATGACGCTCGCGAAGCCCGTTATTTCCGCCGGCAACGTGCTGAGGAGGCTGGGCCACATGCTATCTGGTAAACTGCCTCTCCACCTCCATTGCGAGGACGAAACTGGCGCCCGCCAGTTTATTCTGCGAACCGCTGCCCCGCGCGTCTTGGCCGAACTATTCGACGAGCCATCGCTCGCCCCCCTCGAGCTCGGGCTGGACAACGGCCAAACGGCTGTCCCGGTTGTCTGGTTCGGCGACAAAACCCACGACACATCGGCCCTCGAAGCGTTAGCTCGCGAGATGTCTGCATTTGTCGATCGGTACGACCTGGGTCACCTGTAGCCTAGAAGAAACCACTGTGCGCGCATGGTTAAATTTCGCTGTGCCCGGCATCGAACGAGCGGCCCTCTCGGCAGGTCACACATTCTTGCGCCCTCTGCGTTTCTCCGGCGCAATCTCGACAGTAGCATTAGATAGCGGGACAAACCATTCAGCAAAATGATTAACGTGGGCGAATCCCATCTGCTTCGTCGGCCATACTTTGCCCGAACCATCATGGTCGGCGAGCCATAGATTAACAATGTCATATGATGTCACGCGCTCGAATATGTAGAGCCCTGGCTCAAAAGATAAAAAAGGCCTGAACAACGCAAACAGCGCGCCTCGCTTGATGTCGCGAATACCCATTAGCGTCTCCGTATTGCTAGCACGACATCGGCAATGTCAACTGCTTGATCACCATTGAGATCAGCCGCCTGGATGTTGCCATAACCAGCCAGGATAATACTAACGATGTTCTGGCTCGTCGCTCCAAGCAAAAATTTCCAGTCGCCGAAGGGTCCGCCATAAGCGCCTAGATCCGACCGCTCGGATCCGCAACCCTTAGCCGGACCATCGCAGTACTGCGGGTCGCCGGCGTCAATACAAATCGAATCACTAGCTAGTATATATGTGTCATCGGCGAAGCTCGGGCCTTGCGATCTGAAAATAATCGTCGGCCTGTCGCCACGCATCCCGTGGATGCTAAAGGAATACGCGAGATTGTCATTCCACGGTCCAAGGTCATCCCAAACAGTGCCGCTAAACGCAGGGTCGCCACCGCGTTGACCATAGAAGATCGTATTCCTGATGTCTGCGGAAGAAAAACCGAGGCCAGGAAACGGACTCCCGCGATTGTCGAGAACCACATTCTGATGGAAAACGCCATTACACATATATCCAGCTGGCCCATTCAGCGCCTCGCTCTGGTAGTCAAATAATAGGAAATTGTTTCGCAGGATTATGTTGTTGCTGACCAATCCATCGCAACCATACAAGCCCGCGCCATACATAGCAACGTTCTCATAAATCCAATTGTTCAAAATCAGCCCATCACAATCGTAGATACCGCCGCCTTCATGCGCGCGGCAATTATAGATTCGGTTAAGCTGGATTGTAGCCATCGTTTTGTTACCTTGGATTCCGCCGCCATGTTCAGCGCTTCCTCGTGTCAAAGTAAAGCCCGCAAGGCCGCAAAGCGAAGTTTCGCCACCGCTGAACGTGACAACTGGCCCACGATAATCGCCGTCGATAATCGTCGCGGCCGTGATAGTATTGTCTTCTGGGTTGTTCGATCGCAGAACGATATTCTTTCCCAGGACGTTGATGTTCTCGCGGTAGGTCCCTGGCCTAGCGATAACGATGTCGCCATCGCGAGCTGTTTCGATCGCCGCCTGGATCGTCCCGCTCGGATTGGCGATAATTGTGCCTGCTAATGCGCCGCGCGAAACGGCGAAAACCCATGACCAGAGCGCAGATCGGAACATCCTGTGCAAGATGAATGGCGCGAGCGAAGCAATAATCGATCTCATTGTACGTGCTCCTTTCAGCGGTCGCAAATCGCTGGAAAAACTGAGCGCGCCTACAAAAAACATCTTGCAATGTCAAGGACATGTACCTAATCTCCCGCGCTATTTTTCTTCTGAGGAGGGGAAAAATGAATTTGTTCGCCGCCGCAGCCGCGATGACTCGACGTGTCAAAAACCGCTTGGAGCAAGACCGGGTTGAGCATATCCATGCGGTCCTTGTGCGCCTCGGCCTGCGTCCACCTGAGTCGGAGCCCCGGCCGAAAGAGTATCATTTAAGATTAAATCTCCGTCTCTATTCCGGGCCTCGGCGCCGTCTATGGCGACGCCTGCGCATACGGTCTGCCAGGCGATAGCTGTGAGCCGTCAACTTTGAGGCCAGCGCCTCAGAATGATGAGGAGTATACTATTTCGACGCTTGTGATTTTCTCGGGGGCGATATTGTGCTCCCACAGACTCAGCGTCCGCGTTTGACCACTAACAAAAGTCTCGATACTCTCCCGCGATGCGCTCAGGACCTCGTCGCCGCAGAATAGAGTTACATCAAAACAAGTGTAGGCAAACGTTTTCGGGCCATTATATGTAACCCGTATCAGGACATCGGACCCGCCATATGGATGCCCAGCAACGGTTGGGCGCGAGTACGTGAACATCTCATCGGAGACGCAAGGAGGATGTGGATCTCTCGCGGATCGTTGCAGAGATCGATCTGGGAGCGCAACGCGCGCGAACTTTTGCAAAGTCGCCGGCTTGGTTTTTGGATGACCAATGCGAGACCAATCGATAGGCTGGCGACGGATTCTCACAGACTCAAAGCCGGAAAAATTGCCCGATCGCGCCCCGGAAGATGAGCGATCTGTGGCAATAACCGTTACGCAATATGTACCCGTCGTATCACGATAAACTCGACGGACCTCGACGCCTCGCCAGGTGAGCCCAGACTCCCAAGAGATGATGTCTGCAGGAGTTGGCTGCGCGATGCCAATGGCTGATCCGATCAACGCGCATGTTTTCAATAAGTTTTTCATCGTTGCCATCTCCCGCAAGACAACCGTTACTCTCGGCCCGCGTCAATCAAAATCGCTGCCCACGTTTCGGACACATCATCTTTGGTCCGGCCGCAGAAGACACCGCATTTTGCCAGAGCCAAAATCGCCTCGCGCTCATCGTCTCGGATTAGGTGTTGCACTAGTCGCGATGCGAAAAATTCCCGGACGCATTCCGGAAGATCTGTGTTCGCATCCTGAGTGGATGCCTCCGTCGACATGAGCCTATGCCCTCCCCGAATCGATCAGAATCAACGCCCAGGTCTCTTCGACGTCTGACGCCGTGCGGCGATCGAAGACCCCGCATCGCGCAAGCGCAATAATAGCGTCTCGCTCGTCGGGCTTGATTTTGTGTTGCACGATCGCCGAGCCGAGAAATCGTTTGACGCACTCAGGCAAATCGTCAATCGAATCAAATAACGCATGATCGAGGACATCGGCGAGATCGATCCCATAGATCTCTAATATCCCGGCTAGCTCGTCTGCCCGTAAGCTCGTTTCGCCGCGGCAAAATCTTGAGATCTTGCCTTGTGATACGCCAGCAGCTGCAGCAAGGCTCGCCTGCTTGGGCAGCCTCCCAGATGTTTTGAGTCGGCCGAATAGAGCCACCAGCTTAGATAATAGATCAAGCCTGCCCTGGTCATCAGTCACCGACACATCATGATTGCGCATGAGCCAGCCGCAACCAAGAAAATATGACAGACCACATCGTGAGCCTCCCCCGATACGCCGAGCTAATTAATCCAGACAAGCAGAGTATCGAGTAGTCGCCGCGCCCCTAAAAATAATTACGCGCAAGCGCATTTTTTGCTTGACGCCGTAATCGTCTGCGGATAATCTCCCGCCCATAACATTTCTCAGGAAACGAAAAATGAGCGAAAATACGATAGCGACGCCGATCCCATCGCCTGCGGACCTCAAACGCGAAACCAGGAAGATCGTGGCCCGCCTTCGCGCGCTCCCCCGCAACATCAAACAGACCCAAGTTGCATCCGAGACTGGTCTAGGAAATGAAGTGGTCTCACGCTTCTTTCGCGGCTTGTGCAAGGAGCCATCGATTGCAACGATCCACAGCATCCAGGCATGGCTCGCCGCTTACGATGCCAAATCCCAGGAAGATAGCGCGGCAACCCCAGCACGATGCGAGACATGCGAGGGCAAAAAATGACTGTCGGTCATACAGTATGTGCGAACGCGGCGAGAGAATCGCCGGAATCAGTTGACGAGTCATGTCACTTATCGATCGCGCCCAGTGACATCTTGGCATCTTTCGACGGCTGCGATCGTCCCCAGATCGCCAGCCGCATCCATGTCTCGCCGAACACGATCAATCAACGGCTGTCCCGCATGGCTCGAGGCGAAAGCGGATCGACATGGTCACTCGAGGAGCTCGTGGCCGTTGCTGACCTGATCCCTGGCTACAGAGCTCTGCTAGACCACGCAAGCCATCAACGGCACGTGGATACCGAGCTCAACTATGATGTCGCGCTCGGTCAAGCCGCGAGCTTGGCCAAGCGCTTAGCCGGGATCGTGGATCAGATCGTCCGGGCAACTGGCCCAAGAGATGACTCGCCATATCACCTGGATGCCGGCGAAATCGAGGATCTCCTGCGCTCAGTACCGAGGGCGAGACAGATGCTCTATAAGCTCTTGGACACTCTTGAGGCGATGCTGATTACGGAGCGGAGTCAGCTGCCATGACTCGCTACAACGTTGTTACGCCGGGCAATCCACACCCTCATTGTGCTACCAATGATTTCGCGGTGGCGCAACTGGCCAAGGCCGCCCACCCAGGATCCATACTCGTTGCGCACCGCGCCGTCTATAATCTTGATACTGGTCAATGGGGCGTACCCCCTCAGCGATCGAGACAACAGGCGCAGGCTTGGCCTCGCGGGACTGTCTGGAGACCATAATGATCGACTCGCGCGATCCGTCGCCTGGCCAAATCAACCTTGCTCGCGCCATCGGTCTCCAAGGTCAGGCTGATCGTCGACGCATTGCCAAAGCTCGGCAACGCCGGCGACGAAACATCACAGCTCTTGTGGCCATCATCGTTCTTGTGGCCATCATTTTCAGCGCCTTGGTTTGGCGCTATCGGAAGGAGATCGTCTTATGCCCCCGTGGTTTTCTGACATCATCGAGCCCGAAGACGCCAGCGTCCCCGTAGGCTTGCCGCGCGCCGGCAAGATCGGCCTTGGAGTAAAAATCGTCAGCGAAAAAACGGGCAAGGAGTATCCGCGGGAAGTCGATTATTTCGTGCTCGATGACCCGTCGTGTAAACCGATTATCGAGGCCTCCGCCAAGGCAGGCCTGATCGACGAAGCCGCGGCTCAAGAATGGCGCTGCGGCAGAAAAGGGCCGAAGAAGCTGCCAGTCATTTTCCCGAGCCCGCACATCAGCGATGTCTTGACTCGCCAGTACGAGCGGTGGGGACGATCGAGGGCCGGAAACTCGATCTTGCGATGTCATGGGAATGGTCGAGTGGCCTATCGGCTAGAGGGCATTGGGGATGAGGCGCGCCAAGTCAAAGCGCCCTGCCCTTGCGATGATCTTGATGATCCGGATGGCTGCCGTCTCCAGTGCCGCCTCTTTTTCCTCGTTCCTGTCACAGTCGCAGGCTGCTTTCAGATCGATACGTGTAGTGTGGTTTCGATGCGGAGCGTTCGGCGCGATCTGGAGTATGTGCTAAGCGTTTTTGGCCAGATCCATATGCTCTGTCGCGAGGGCAAGACGACGGCGCTTTATCTCGAGCGCGAACCGTGGACATCGTCGAAAGATCAGCGGACCCACTATGCCATTCGCGTCCGTATCAGAGAGGGGATTTCTCTTCAGTCGGCCCTTGAAATTCGCGCGCAGGCCACCGCCCTGACTAGCCCTACTCAGAGGCCTGCGCTCCCGCCACCGAGCGAAATGCCTCGCTCGCAGGGCGGCAACTATACTGATGGGACGCCGGCGCCGCCTATCTCAGTCCCGCCCGATCCCCACCAAGCCGCCCTCGACGAAATCAATCAGATCCAACCAAACGGACTTCCCGCGGGCCAGCCGCTCGTCGCTCCCATCTCTCAGCCAGCAGAAACCGCCCCTGAAAGCGCGGGGCCAACCTTTAGTGCAGGCGCTGGCGCCGACATCTGGGCTGCCGAGACAACGGTTACCGAAGCCGTAGCCGACCCAGCGTATGCGGCCATCTGGCGCGAAGCCGAAATCTCCGAAGACACCGCCAAGGTTATCTGTCGCGATCTGCTTGAGGCCAATGGCGAGATTACTATTATGGCCTTCCGTGATGAATGCAATAGTATTCGCGCGCAACGGCAGCCGACCGCAACCCAAGCAAAAGGAGCATAAAGCATGGACATCAAGCACGCTCCGCCAATATCCAGGATCGAGGATGTCCCGCCAACAGGTATCTACTCGGGGGTCCCCTGGGCCAAATATCTAGATTGGCCCGCCAACAACAACACGCTCCTGGGCCATGCGGCGCGTTCGCCCGCCCACGCGAAAGCCTACATGGATGGACTCCTCGAAGACAAGGAGACGCCTGCCAAGCGCTTCGGCAGGGCCGCGCATATGGCCCTTTTGGAGCCTGACTTATTTAGAAAGCGGTATGTGGCGGAGGCAATCAATAGGAGAACTAACGTTGGCAAAACCCGCTATGCGAAGATCGAGCTATCGGGTCAAACAGTACTCACGCCGGACGAAGGCGCGATCCTCAAGGCGATGGTTACCGCCGACTATAACAATCCCAAGGTCGCCGCGTTGCTCGATAGCTACAGAGGGATTGGCGGCCCTAGCCTTTACGAGATCTCTCTTATCTGGTACAACTCCGCTCATGGCTCTGCCTTTCCGTGCAAAGCGCGAATCGATTTTCTGTGCCCCGCGCTGGATGCCGCCGCGCCTGAAACTCGACAGCATTCGATTATCGAGTACAAGACGGCGGCGAGCGCCGACCACGATGTCTTCCAGCGCGACATGTATAAATACGGCTATCACCGCCAAGCCGCCTTCTACGCCGATGGGCTCATAGCTTGCGCCGATCTATCGACGGAACCGCTCGTGTGGTTCGTCGTCCAAGAAAAGACCCCCCCATACGCCATTGCCATCTATCTGCTGGACGACGAAGCGATAGCCGCTGGCCGAGCAGAGAACAACGCTTTGCTCACAACGCTTGCGACATGTACCAGTACTGGGGTTTGGCCCGGCTACAATGAAGACAAAGCCACAACGATTTCTCTTCCATCGTGGGTTCGTGCCCGCATCGCGGAACTCCCGGATGACATGTCCGAAACGGCCAATGAACCCGTGTCAGTTGGGTAAACGTATTACCGAAAGGAGCTATCCAATGAATGGATTGACAGAAGCTCGCGAGAATGGAGCGAAACATTTGGTTCTTGTTGAAGTTCAGGATTTCAAGCGCTTGGTCGGGCGCCAAGTTGTCCGAATCGATGGTAAGAGCGCCGTCGTGGGGGGGAAGAATGGGTCTGGCAAATCGAGTTTCTTCGAGGCGATGGAATGGGCTTTGCTCGGCCGCAAGGGTTCTAAACTTGCGAGACCGATCCGCGACGGCGCCAATGAATGCGTTGTCGGTCTCGAGTTTACAGACGGGGTTACGCTCCGTCGCGCAATGAGTCAGGGCCGGCAGGTCCTGACGCTGGTCAGGGCTGATGGTAGGAAGATTGCGCAGCCCCAGACCATCTTGCAGTACCTAACTGGGGGAGCCTCCGCATTCGATGTGAGCGAATTTTTCGCCTTGAACGCCAAAACCCGCGCTGAGCTTATCCGCAAAGCGCTGGGAGTCGATGTCAGTGACCTGGACCAAGAACACGCGGAACTCTACGAAAGACGAGCCGACATCAATCGTGCAACCAAAGAGCATGAAGGTCAACTCGCTGGCTACGCCGAAGACCCTGACGCGCCAACCGAGGAAATTGATATCTCGGCCCTCGCCAACCAACTGACGGCCGCCCACGCCCACAACAACGAAATCGAGCGAAAGCGCCGAGCCGTTGCCTCTGGCCAGAAGACCCTCGCCATGCAACGAACGGAGATCGAAGAGGCCCGGGCCAAACTTAAGGCTCTTGAGCAGATGGAAGCCGAGCACCGAAAAATACTTGAAGGATTGATCAAGGACTCCAACGAGCAGGAGCCCATCAATACCAACGGAATCGGTCAGTCCCTCGCCGACGCACAGAAAACGAACAACCGCGTCCAAACAGCTTGCCAACGCAAAGCGATTCTCGGGCGCCTTGAAGAGAGCCGCGCCAAAGCCAATGACCTGAGCCAACGTCTCATGGAAATCAACGCCGAAAAGGAGCAGCGCCTTGCGGCGACCGAGTTCCCGATTTCTGGCTTAGCATTCGATACAGGCGTCGGCATCACCTTCAATGGCCGACCCTTCAGCGATCTCGCTAATTCAGAGCAATGGCGAATCGCGATGGCCTTGGCCGCCGCGCAAATTCCGAAAGATGGCGCCAGGGTTATTTCGATGAAGTACGGCGGCGCGCTTGATAACCAGAACCTCGCGAATGCTCTAGAGGTCGCCGAAGAAATGGACGTCCAGGCATTCATCGAGACGCCCCACGCGTCCAATCCTGACATCGAGATTGTCGATGGGAAGATCACGGTCCTCGATAAGGGCGAGATTAAATAGAGATTGCGGTGGCGATGATATGTATGGCCAACACATACATCGAAAAGACTGGACCTGGGAATGTGCAAAGGGACGACTTTGTAACATGTAGTGGTCTACATGCAGCCTTCTCGTTCGACCGCTGCTACGCCCACCGAAGGGTCCAGCCACCGCAATAGGAATATGACTATGACTCTCATAGTGTGCGAAACTGATGATGCGATCGCATATCATATACGCCGCGGCAATTGGCAACCATGCGGCCATCAGGATACACAGACCCTATGTGACAGAAGGGCAGCGTGGGATACTAAGATTGCGCTGGCCGCTGTCCTTGTCGAACGCGAGAGAGGGGCGGAAGATAAGGTACGATGCTGTGCTGAGTGCAGAGAAAAAGGCAGAGCGCTCCTTTTGGAGGACACATAAATGAGTGAGTCAATTAATATAATATTCGACGGCCCGCCAGGACCATCGGCGGGGAGATTCGTTGAAATCGAGCGAGACGATGGCACAGGAATATCCATCGGCGAATGGACGGAACGCCCCAATGGCTTCTGGGCACTGCGCATCTGCGCATTGTCGCAGGAGGATAACGAACAATCAAGTATCGAGGATTGCGAGAACGATGATGCCCTATGCGCGATCTGTGGGGAGATGTGGCGTGACCATTGCTTTTTTGTGCCGGAACCGAAAATGCCGCCCGGATGCGCATGTCCAACGGCAGAATGGGGCGACTGTGAGAACATTCCACCGCCTTGCAAGAAGTACGTTGGCGATGGAACGACGGCTTGCAAAACATGTGACCACGACGAAGCGTGCCATAAGAACATATAGGAGACGGACAATGCCTACTCCCAAGAGACGATGCCTCCATGACGATACGCGCATTTTTGGCCGCGCTAAGGCCTTGATCGAGTGGTGTTCTTTATGCGGCGCGGTGCGCCATGTCAAAGAGAGCGCGCAGGGCCTGGTCCCTGACACAGATTGGCTAGAGCCTAGGGCCAGGGGGCTTTAGAGATTATGAGCCCAATCCCTTTTGTTCTTGATCGTCCGAACTCGCCATTGGCTGACGAGAATGGACAGATCGAAATAGAGATCGATGGCTTCATCGAAGAAGGCGAGGCGCCAACATTCGATTGCCCAGGCTCGCTACCATATTTCGTTCCAACTACTATTCGGACCGTCAACGGCATTGAGATGGACCCCGACGACACATTAACCGACGACGAGCTTGAGGATGCGGAAGCTCTGGCCTTCGCGCAAATGAGGGAATATGAAACCGCCTGATTTTCCTGCTGTCATTGCCGTCGATTTCGACGGCGTGATAGTATATCCTGATCGATATCCAGACATCGGCGAACCGAATGTCAAGATAATCGAGGCTCTCAATGCTGCTCAGCGCGCTGGCATTGCCCTTACGCTCAATACCGCGCGCGAGGGCAGATTTCTTGTTTACGCATTGGCTTTTTGTAAGCGCCACGAGCTCGTCTTCGATTGCGTAAACGCAAATCACCCTAACTGGGTTCGTCGATACAGAAACGATCCCAGGAAAATAACAGCGACGCTTTATATCGATGACCACGCAGCGGGTTATTCTGCCACTACGGCAATCGCGTCTATCCAGCAACTAATAGATAGTATTGATAAGCCGAGGTCATAAGATGACACTCAGCAGGCGGATCATTTCGCCGGATCGTTTTGGATCACCAATCTTGGCTCAATTGTCAATACATGCCGAGGATTTGTTTTGTCGGTTACTACATATGGCTGACGATTACGGCGCAATACCAATGGACACGCGAAGAATAGTCGCTGAACTGTATTCTAATCGTGATGGTGATGGTGATACCGTATGCGCAGAGGAGATAACCGAGACTCATATTAATGATTGGCTGACCGAGATTATGAATGCCAGAAGCAGCTACCATGAATTGCCGCTGCTCGTGCGCATTGAATATAGAGGCCGTCGCTATCTCATAGTCCGGTCCTGGAATACCCATCAGAAGATCACCCCAACGAAACGCAGGAAGCATAGAGCAGTCCCTTGCGAAGAGCAAGAGCGATTGCTTCGCGAGGCTCTCGCCCCTAATACGCCGGAAGATGACCCGGGATGGGTCTCGGAATTAACGCTAGGCAATGCGCAAGCTAATACTATGAGGGATCGACCTCGCGCCGAAGCGAGTCAAGCTACGGCGGACATGCTTAAGCGGTCGCGATCATAGTATATGCTTGACGCAAAGACTGAGGGCGAGGAAGACCAATGACTCGTGCGGCGAATCATACGACAGATCAAAAGCCTATTGCCAAAGGCTCATGTAAGATGACCGCTGCGGACCGGGAACGCTATCGCGAAGAACGAACAGCTAGCAGCATTGCCGCCGCGCAGATCCCAGAACGTTATCGTCGGCATGGCGCCCTCGAAGACTATGATCTTCTACCAAAAGTAAAAGCCCAAGCGGTAAAATGGTTCTGTGTCTTCCGTCAGCGCGCCGTGGCTGACCATGACGGTCTCTGGGATGTTCCGAATCTTGTCTTGGCTGGCCCGATTGGCTCCTCAAAAACAACGGTAGCTTGTGCTGTGCTTTTAAGCGCGCTGAATCTCAATCGGCTTATAGAGCGACGCGCCAATCTCGATGGTCAATTTTTTCACACGCTTGATCTCTTTGATGCGATCATGCGTGGCTATGATAACCCTGATGCTGATGACATCGTAGGGCGTGCTCAGAAACCAATGCTCCTCGTGCTTGACGATATCGGCGCGCCGCGATCGCGGAATCGCGATGTGGATAAATGGGCGCAAGGAGTCTTCCTTCGGATCCTCGATTATCGCCATGACAACGGACTCCCGACGATCGTTACTACCAATAATCTCGCGACAGAGGAGCTGATCTCCCAGATCGGTGAGCGCGTCGAGTCTCGTCTGTTTGGCGGGGCGACATGCGTCGAATTTCCTAATAGGGATTTTCGCGCCCTATAAGATTGATGACAACAAACGACCATGAGCGATCCTAAGACAGATTTGGCTGTGTCGCCGCATGATATCACCGCCGAGCGCGCCATATTGGGCTCAATCATGCTCGACAACACCTTGCTGCCCACCATTCTCAACTATGTGGAGACCGATCATTTTTATGACGCTGGCCACCGGGCTATTTTCTCGGCCATGATCGATCTTGAATCCAAGACGGTTCCCATCGATCCCGTCACCATCTGCGAGACGCTCAAGCGAGATGGCCAGATCGAGTTGGCGGGAGGCCCGACTTACATCGTCCAGCTCGAGAGTTACGTCGTTTCCACGCGCAACGCGGGCGATCACGCGCTTATCGTCCGCGACAAGGCCCTCAAACGCCAGCTGATACGCGTCGCCGGCGCCGTATCCAAAAGCGCTTACGACGAGGACGCCGCCGCTATCGAGCTGATCGTAGCAGCGCAACAAGCGATCTATGATCTACAAGCTGGCAAGCTTGGCGATGGCGTTATCTCCATCGCCGAAACCGTGACCGAAGTACTTGATGCTATCGAGCAACGCCTTAGCGATTCTGGCGCTTGCGCCGGGACGCCCTATGGCTTTGCCGATCTCGATGCTATTACCTCCGGCTTACAGCGTTCGGATTTGGTTATTCTCGCTGCCAGGACTGCCGTTGGCAAGACGGCTTTCGCCCTCAACGTCTTCGCGAATATCTGCCTTCACAACGCGATACCAGCACTGTTCTTCAGCCTCGAGATGAGCCGACACCAACTAATTCAACGTCTAGTTTCCATGATCGGACGATTCGATTCGCGGGATCTTCGTGAACCCCGGCAAGACACTAGAGCCCGTTGGGATGATCTCTACGCCGCCGGAAGCGCTATCGCGCGCTCGCCTTTTCTCGTTGACGATGCGCCTGCTCTGGATATCGCCGATCTACGAAGCCGCGCGCGATACCATAAGACGATGCAGCCAAAGCTCGCCCTTATCGTCGTCGATTACCTTCAGCTAATTACTACTGGACGTCACGGCCAACGCCGCAGAAACGAATCTCGACAAGAAGAAGTCGCGCGCATATCCGCCGCGCTCAAGGCGCTTGCGCGTGAGCTGAACATTCCTGTCCTCGCTTTAGCTCAGCTCAGCCGCGAAGCCGAAAAGCGTGCGCGAAAGAATGCTCGCCCGCGACTGTCTGATCTTCGCGAATCTGGAGCGATCGAACAAGATGCAGATGTAGTTCTGATTCTTCATCGGCCGAATTACTACTCGCGCGATCTAAAGCAAGCGCACGATCTTCAGGAGATTGAAGTTATCGTAGCCAAACACCGCAATGGACCAACTGGACTTGTCGATCTTCTCTTCGATCCGAAAACGACCGCATTCAAAGCCCCCTTCTGGGATGATGAAAAATAGCTCTATGTCATTAAGAGGCGATATCGCATGACTCAAATCTGCTCCTTTTTCGTTCCTGGTATTCCGCGCCCACAGCCTCGCACGCGCGCCTTTGTGCGCGGCAAACATGCAAGTGTTTATAATCCAGGGACCGCCGATGATTGGAAGGGGATAATAGCTAGCATAGCGCGAGACTATTGCCCAAATGAACCGATCGCTGGCCCTGTCTCGGTTGATATTACGTTTTTGCTCAAACGCCCCAAACGCCTTTATCGCAAAAAGGACCCTGATGGTATTATCCCTCACGCGGCTAAACCGGACCGCGACAATCTTGATAAAGCTGTCCTCGATGTGCTCACCACGTTGGGTTTCTGGCGCGATGATGGGCAGATTTCGGCTGGCAGGATTGATAAATACTATCATGCTAAGGGCGATAAACCAGGAGCGCGGATTACTATCAAGAGAATCGATGCCAAGTAGGAACATATCATATCCTATAAAAAGGAGTCGTCACATGAGTGCGACAGCGACAGCGACGAAGACCGAAGGCGACAAGGCCACGAAAACCGAGGAGGGCAGCAAGGAAGTTGTGCTTGCGGCACATGAGATCGCGGCGCTACGAAACTACCTCGCCGCAAGCCGAGAGATCGCGACAATCGGCGCGGAGCGCGATTTCTGGCAACGGGTCATGCCCTACATGCCCGAACTCCGGCAAGCCGGCTTTTTCGGTACCCGCCTGCCGAAAGGGCTCGAAGACACGCCCTTGACCAGACTGCTCATAGCAATCGCCACCAAGATCAATAAAGAAACTATCAATCTCCGCGACGAAGTCGCGGACAAGGACCTCAAGGCCGAGCGACAGAAGACTCGCGCGCGCATGTGGGCCTTGGGCGAATTCCGCCGGCACAACATTGAGATCGAGGATGCTCTTCGCGATGCGCTCGGCCGCCGGACGGCGATCAAGCAGAATGAAGCCTTGGTCTTCGCTGCGCTGGAAGACACGGTCGATCCCGACGATCCCGACGCGCTCGAGGGTTTCGTCGAATCGTATCTCGATGATCATCCTGACGCCGTTCCTGACACCGAGGCCATCGCGGAAGAGAACGACCCCCTTGAAGAAGAAGGAGATAATCATGGGGAGGAATCGCAAGACGACCTCAGGACGGAAGCCGACGAAATCACGATCACGTTCTGCCAGGATCTGGACAAGCAGACCGAAGGCAAACTTCGCAAGGCTGGCTTTATTCCGGTGGAAGAGGACAACGTGTGGATCGGGGGGAATACGCCCAAGAACCGAGCGCTGGCCGAAGAACTCCTTGATAACGACCTGGCGGAGGATATTTATTGGAAATGACTTATCGCCTCCGCCCATATCAAGAGACGGCGGTCGCTCGCGTTCGCGCGGAGCTGGCCGCCGGTAGACGGTCGTGCCTGATCGTCGCGCCGACTGGCGCGGGGAAGACGGTTATCGCCTGCCATATCATCGAGAGCGCCCTTGGCAAGAACACGAAAACCTTGTTCGTGGCCCATCGCAAAGAGCTCATTGATCAATGCGCCGCCAAACTCGCCGAGAATGGTATCTCGTATGGTTTTATCAAGGCTGGGCGCGCCCCCAGCCCATACGAGCGCGTCCAAATCGCCAGCGTCCAGACGTATGATCGCCGAATCGATAAGCTGCATCAGGGGTATGGCTTGATTATCTTCGACGAGGCCCATCGAGCAGCCGCGAAATCCTATCAGAAGATCGTCAATAGGAACCCGGGCTCGACGATTCTGGGTCTGACGGCGACGCCATATCGGACCGATGGTCAGGGCTTGGGAGAACTTTTTGGTAGCCTAGTGCAGGTGGAAAGTACCGAAGCCTTGACCGCTGAAGGCTACCTGGTCCCAACGCGCGTTTTCGCTGGCGCGAGAATCAGTCTACGGGGGGTACATCTCCGTAGCGGCGATTATCGGATCGACGAACTCGCCGAACGAATGAATCGCCCTCGGCTAGTTGGCAATCTCCTGAGTGCCTGGCTCAAACACGCGAACGGCCGAACGACCGTAGCGTTTGGGAGCGATGTCGCTCATAGTCAAGCTATCGCTGCGGTTTTTCGGGCTTCCGCGATCCAAGCCGAACATCTCAACGGAAATACGCCGAGCGATCAGCGTGCGGCGATCCTGCGCCGCCTACAAAATCGTGAGACGCAAATCGTTTCGAACTACGGCGTCCTGACCGAGGGATGGGACTGCCCACCATGCTCTGCTATCATCTTGGCCAGGCCGACCAAGAGCCGCGGGCTCTGGAAACAAATGATCGGCCGCTGCCAGCGGCCATGTCCCGAAATAGAAAAACGAGATTGTGTGATCTTGGATCACGCTAACTGCGTTGCTGAACATGGCTACATCACCGACCCAGACGACGTAAGCCTGGATGGTGGCCTTCGCGCGGCGAAACCAGCAGCCGAGTACCGTTGCCGGTCATGTGGCGCGGTAGCCAAGAGCCAGCCGCGCTATTGCCCGGCGTGCGGTGTCGATACGCAAGGCCCGCGGCAACTAGCGATGAATCTTGCCACGCCAACGGAGGTCGCCATCGGCTGGGAAATGATCGAGGTCAGGCCCGAGACAATGCCGCGCCGTCCTCGCCAGCCGATGCCCGAGGAAGTTGCCGCCATGCTCTACCTCCGCGACATGGAGACAGCGCATGAGCGCGGCTACAAACCCGGCTGGGCCGCCGCGCGATACAAGGCGCGAATGCAGCGCTGGCCAGAGCCATCGCTCAAACGACAATCGCCGTTTCGGACCCGTTTTGCAAGGGCGTCAAACGACTCGAAGATGACCGAAGTCTGGGTATAAGCGTAATCAAAAGGAGCCCCTCCATGAGCACTACAACACGACGAGTTGTAACCACAGAAGAGCTGGAACGCACCCAACAGCTACATCTATTATGGCAAGAAGGGAAAACAGAAGGCAAGCGCGCCGACCTGCGCGACGCCGACCTGAGCAACGCCGACCTGAGCAACGCCGACCTGAGCAACGCCGACCTGCGCGACGCCGACCTGAGCCGCGCCGACCTGAGCAACGCCGACCTGAGCAACGCCGACCTGCGCGGCGCCGACCTGAGCAACGCCGACCTGCGCGGCGCCGACCTGCGCGGCGCCGACCTGAGCGGCGCCAACCTGCGCCGCGCCGACCTGCGCGGCGCCGACCTGAGCTACGCCGACCTGCGCGGCGCCGACCTGCGCGGCGCCAACCTGCGCAACGCCGACCTGAGCTACGCCGACCTGAGCTACGCCGACCTGCGCTACGCCGACCTGCGCTACGCCAACCTGCGCTACGCCGACCTGCGCCGCGCCGACCTGCGCGACGCCGATCTGAGCGACGCCAACCTGCGCGACGCCGACCTGCGCTACGCCAACCTGAGCCGCATAATGTGGTGCGGCGCCACAATAGATGGCATTATTTTATCGCCGTCCGCTGTCGGCGGCCCAGGACATATCCTATCTGCGCTAACCGACGAGGAGGCGAAGATTATTCGTCAGAGGCGTGAGGGAAAGCAATCGAATGACAGCCGCGTGCTCGTTTCTTGATGTGCGACTGACCCAGAGCCCAACAGAGTGTTACTGCCTACTTGGCGGCCCTGATGGCGAGGAACGACTACGTGCTATCGAACCGAGCACTGCCTGGCAGTGCAGAAGGCGGCAACGCTCGCCGAATACGTGATCAAGCCGCCCGCCACTATCGTGACCAAGAGTTTTATCCGGCAGGTCGAGACATGTTGCGAAGACCAAGAGCCCCAGCATGGTGGATTTGGTTAACGACAAGTATTGGAGAGTACTATGCCGATCATCGATGAGCAGGTTTGGCAGGCTGAAGTTTTAAAAAATGCCAACAAACCTACTAAGATCCTCATCGATGTCGCCCGCCGCGTGATGTCGAATTTGGACATAGAGCCCTCAGACGACATACATGCTCGCGCTTCAATTACATCGGCCGAGCACGCGGCCGATGTAACCCTTTCAAGAGCTGAGAAAGAATGTGTAGCACGCATAGTTTCTCGCCACCACACCAAAGGCGAGACTTTTTGGTGTACCTGGCAGTATAAGTGCTGGACGCGCGAGGCGCGTCTCCGGCAATTTTACCACCAACAACAGACGCGCGACTGTGACGTGTTAAGATATGACCCCGTTAAAGAGGACGCAAGAGCTGGAAAGACGGAAGAGGGAACACCCCAAACACGAAGGAAGACACAAAGGAAAACCGCCAAGGAAATACGAGAGGCAATGTCCGAAGACGAAATACGCGCCTTGGATGAAGGGCAGCTGCTAGCGACGCGCCAGATTTGGTGTCCACGCTGCAACGGCACAGGGACTTACCAAGACGAGACGCCGCTTGGCATAGTTCATAAGATGTGCCCGACCTGTCTCGGCAGTGGCATTGCCGCTCAATCAGTACCATTGCGAGACGCTCTAGTAGAACTATTAACCGGGAAAGAGCCTGGAGAGGAGCCGAAGGAGGCAGACAGATGACTAAGCTAGAGCAAGCAAAGATCACGTTCATGCTTGGGCCAAGAATAGAGATGATTCGTATCTCGCCGGGCACGTTCGAGATGGGGAGTCCGCCAGAAGAGGTCGGGCGTCTTAGAGATGAGGGTCCTATACATACAGTGACCATTTCTGACCCCTTTTTGCTGGCGACGACACCTATCACACAGGCGCAGTACGCAGCGGTGATAGGCAACAATCCTTCTGCTTTCAAGAGCGAAGACCATCCGGTCGAGTGTGTGTCCTGGGATGATGCAATGCGGTTTTGCGAGAAGATCTCTGAGCGTATGGATTACGAGCTCACGCTCCCGACCGAGGCGCAATGGGAATACGCCTGCCGGGCAGGGAGCCAGACACGCTATTATTTTGGAGACGACGAAAGAAACCTAGGCGACTACGCCTGGTACGGCGAGAACAGCGGTGGGGAGACCCATCCAGTGGGCCAGAAGAAGCCGAACGCTTGGGGCCTCTATGACATGTACGGAAACGTTTGGGAGTGGTGTCGGGACAACTGGCATGGCGACTACAAAGGCGCGCCGACGGACGGTTCGACATGGGAGGACGCCGAGGGCCGGGCTTCGGGCCGCGTGGTTCGCGGCGGCTCCGGGGGCAGCACTGGCAGGAGTTGCCAGTCGGCGTACCGTTACTACGGCGCTCCCTCTATCCGAAGAAGCGGTCTTGGTTTCCGCATCATTGCGCCGATATACACCAGCAGCGGGCGAATAAGCGCAGGCCAGGAGGCCAGAACAAAGATCTAAGGAGGTAGGTATGTCCAACTGTATTCTCGACAAGGCTTACACGGTAACCGAGACAGACGGCGTGGCCGCTTATCGCGTCGTGGTCCAAGGGGCCAACGCCGGCGAGTGCGCTCTGCCCGGCGCGCAGAACGCCGACAAGATCCTGGGCGTGACGACTCACGCTCAAGATGTCAGCATCGTCAGCGTCCGCAACATCTTTGTCCGCAAGTCGGGTATAGCGCGCGTCGAGGCCGCGGGCGCGGTGGCCGTGGGCGACGCCGTCAACGTCGCCGGGACCACGGGCAAGATCAAATCCATCGGCGACGAATCCATCGGCACGAAGGTCAAAGTGTTGGGTTTCGCCGAGACGGCCGCTCAAGCCGACGGCGACATCATCGAGGTGTTTATCGCGATGCACGAACGAACGATCGCGTCTGACAAAGGTACCAATGAAAATGAAAAGGAGCCAGCAGAAATGACCGCTTTAGAGGGCAGCGCGAAAGCTAGAGTAGGTGAGCCTGTGTCAGCAAAGCATAACGGACGACGCATTGTATATACATTGCGAAGCGCAATGCGTCCATGTTGGATTGAAAGTAGTAAAACCTTGTGTGTTGGGGGTAGTGACTGGGAGCTCAACAAGCTCGCAGTTACAATACCAGCCCAACATGCCGTTGCCGTTCTTGAGGGCATTCGTAGATACAACGCTATGTTTGCAGAGGAGTCTTGCATTAGTTCAGAGTCCCCTCAGATGGCAATTGTGGGCTAGGCCTATTCCATTGACGGATGCTCCTAACAACTTATCCCGAACAGCCTGGGCGACACGCATACGCGCGGAAGCAATTCGGGCAGCAAGCAGGAAGGGAATCGATCATGAAAGCTCTTGAATTGTGGCGAATTACGGTCCGGCGCGAAGCAGGCGTAGGGCTTCCTGTCCAAGAGAAGTTCTTCGTGAATATACGGCGCGATGTCGCCAGCCCTGCTACGGGGCTTCCTGACTTCACGTCTTTTCTCCGCGAGCAGTTTGGCGATAAAGTCTCTTTGGTAAAGGTTATCGCCGCGAAGAAGATGAATCGTGACGTATGGCTACTAGAGGGGTAGGGAGAGAAGCATGAAGGTCTATGAGGTCTTGATCCTAGGTTGCGCGACCACCTGTATTATGGTCGCGCTTATCACGGCGATTGTAGTACTTATCATAAAGCTAATGCTATAAGAGCGATGTAGAAGATTACATATCAAAGGAGACACAAGAAATGAGCGTACAGACACACCCAGACAGCGAGGTACAGCAAGCCCTAACGCGCCTGTGCGACGCCCTAGTTACCTGGGAGCGCAACACAGGGCGAACCTCGGTTCTCGTTTTGCGCGAAAAGGGCGGTTTCGTTTTTCGCGCTACATCTGGAAAGCCTATTGACGAAGCCACCCAGGACGATATTTCCGATGAGACGCTGACGCAACTAAATGCGTAAGGACTAGCGCAGCTAGGCGCGCGTCAAAGATGATAGGTTGGTAGATTGTCGAGAGGGCTAGGAGAATCGAATTGCGGCGGCGGCGTGACGCGCACGAGAACATGAGCAAGGCATATTGGTCCCAAGCATGTTCGCATAATGAGCACGGCCGGACCCAGCCGGCCCGCCGCAAGCTGTAGAAGATCACATATCAAAGGAGGCCCAGGAAATGGACACTCATCAGTCAGGAGAGGTCTGCCGCTGGTGTGGCGAACCTGAGGAAGAACATTGCCAATCGGCATTCCGTCAATTTGAGCCTGTTGTGCGGCCCGCAGGATGTGAATGTCCGCCAGCTTCATGGCTAAACCCAGAATCTATCCCGCCGATCTGCGACGAATTCCATGAAGACGGGACTAATACGGATCGCTGCGCGCGATGCGAACACGGCCTAGGCTGCCATACTCAGGAAAAGAAACCCGAAGGAGAGAAAGAAAAATGAAGCATATCAAAGTAGCCTACACCTATCTGCCCTCTGGCGATCTGCTGCTGATGATTCTGGAGCAAACGCATACGGAGGAGGGTTTCGGACGGGGAAGGCCCTACTCTTTCGGGCACGAAGGATATAGCATAACCAGTCAGGCTAACCCAGAGTGGGACAGCGAGGACCGTCGCTTCTTGCTTAAGGGTATGCGTTTGTACGTTCGCGGCGCCTTGTCTGATCGAGATCATACATGGGTCAAAGTCCCGCGCGAACACGCCTCCGGAGTCCTCGCAGCCCTGAGAGCCTATAACGCCGAATTTGCCGATCACGTCGCTGACCCGGCCGGTCAACCGCAAGCTGGAGTCATCGGCTGAGGAGGTTCGGAATACAGCGGAAGGTGCCTTTAATATCGACAGGACAGACGCAACAAGCGCCGCCGCCTGGCTTACCCGCGGCCGAGGCCACGCGATGAGTACAGTTGAACGACATTGTCTCAATAACGGGGTCCTTTACCAAGGGCATGTGCTCGACGCGCTTGCGCAGATCCCCGAACAGTCAGTTCATTGTGTTGTCACTTCGCCACCCTATTGGGGCCTTCGTGATTATGATCTTCCTGCCGTGATCTGGGGGCACATCCCCGACTGTCACCACGATTTCGAGCCTACGCTTGAACCAGGACGGAAAATCCGCTCGAAGAGATCGGAAAGCCGGTCGCCGCCGTGCGGGAATGGCGGGCGACGCCAGCCTGGGACATGCCGACGATGTGGCGCATGGCAAGGTTCCCTCGGGCTTGAGCCGACACCTGACCTCTACGTTGCCCATATTTTAGAAACGTTTAGGGCCGTCCACCGGATCCTACGTGACGACGGAACGCTCTGGCTCAACCTAGGCGACTGTTACATTGGTGGCGGACGTGGGGGAATTGGGGACAAGAGCACGCTACAAGGCGTTGGCTTTGCGCTCAAGCAGAAAAATCTGGTCGGAATCCCTTGGCGCGTCGCTCTCGCCATGCAGGCCGACGGTTGGATCCTGCGCTCCGACATTATCTGGGCTAAGCCCAATCCAAGGCCCGAAAGCGTTCAGGATCGCCCGACGCTCGCCCATGAACATCTGTTCTTGTTCTCGAAGCAGGGCAAATACTATTATGACGCCGAAGCGATTAAAGAAGCAGTACGGCAAAACGCATCATTTTCTCGCGCCATTGCGGGCATTGTTAACGCGCGTAACTGTCGATCGGTCTGGAATATCAATATCGAGAACAATCGATGTTCAGATGCTCATTTCGCAACTTTCCCGTCTGAACTGCCCAGACGGGCGATCTTGGCTGGCACATCCGCTCATGGTTGTTGCGGTAGTTGCCTGACGCCCTATGAGTGGCCATGTAGCTGTGTGGCCAGGGACGCGATCTCGGCCACTGTGCTTGATCCTTTCATGGGCAGCGGTCGCACTGCCCGTGTCGCGTTGGACCTTGACCGGCGCTGGATTGGCGTAGAGATAAATCCTGACTATTGCCAATTGATCGCCGAAGTCGTCGCGCAGCAAACATTCTCTCTGAGCCCTCGCGCCGCGGGGCCATCTCTTACCGAGGCCACGCGATGAGTGACCTATCGCCGCGTATTCTGCTGCATCACAAGGAGCCACCAAAATGAAAACAATTAGCGTCAACATCGCGTGTAGCGATCTGTTTTGCTGTAGCTGTAAGTGGAGAAACAGCGGGAAAGTGTTTCTCGGAATCGTGGAAAAAGATTGCCTGCTCTTTGAGCGTCCCTTGCAGGGGTATTCCAATCCAGCAGGCGCCTGGCGCTGCAGAGAATGCCTCGCCGCGGAAACGCGGAACTACGCTGAGGTAGTGAGGCGCCTACACTATTTTCTGTACGAAGCAGCAGGCGAGGACGCAGCCACTACTGAAGAGATTAGGCGTCTGCTCGAAAGCGAAGGGCTGGACGTCTGGACATGATCGAGAAAGCCCGGGTCCAGGCCCGCGGCCAGGCTCATGGTCCAGCCCCGGCCGATCCATCCTGACGAAAGGCTTGACTCGCCACCTCGCAGAGCGCAGACATGGAAACGACCGTCACATCCGAACCCACCCACTTGCTCACCGCTCGAGCTCTGGCGGCCGAGCTGGGCATTTCTGTCGGTACGATCGGCCGGTTGCGCCGACTCGGCAAGATCCGCTATCATGCTTTCGGCACGACTTACCGGTACGATTTGCAAGAAGTCCTGGAGGATACGCATCATGGCCAGCGTCGTAAAGCGAGGATCGAGATGGTCCGCAGTCCTGCGCGATCCGGACTCAAAGAAACAGGTCTGGCGCGCGCTGCCTCGATCAACTCAGACCAAGCGAGCCGCAATGACCATCGCGCGAGAACTGCAAGACGATCTAGATCGTCAACGCCTCGGGTTGATGCCGCATTCAAACGATTCTTCGAGCGCAAATTGGACTGACACGGCTCGCATTATTCTTGGAGATCTCGAAACTGGCGGAGCAAGCAGAGGCTGGTTATCTTCGTGTTTGTGGTTCACAATGCGCTTCCATGACTTCGTTGGCGATGTCCCAGCCAGCGAAATCACGGAAGCGCAATGCCGCGAATACATCGCCAAGCGTCGCGCCTCTGAGAGTCGCCCTTCCCCTGCAACCCTGCGAAAAGAGATCACATTCCTTGCGCGTGTCCTAGCCCGCGCTGGCAATGACTGTTGGCGAAATATTCCTCGGCCGAGAGAAATGATCCGCCCGCCCGTCTACCTAACCCCCGAACAGTTCGCCAGTCTCCTTCTTGTCGCCCCACAAGAGCGCGTTGTGCGGTATAGCCTACTCGTCTATACTGGAGCCAGGAGAGGAGAGGCGCTGGCTCTACGCTGGCGCGATATTGATCTCGATCAGGGGACCGTCAGAATCCGCAATGCGGCCAAAGGCCGCGGCCATCGCCACATCTATCGCGTAGTCCCTCTGTGCAACCCATTGCGTCAATTGCTCGAGTCGATACATGGCGGCGCTGACGATGCGGTGATCTTGCCATCTGCCAACTGGGGGCGCCACATGCGTACAGATTGCCGCAAGGCCGGGATCAAAGGACACTGGCGGCCACACGACCTACGGCATACATTCTGCTCCTGGCTCGCCCAGGCCGGGATTTCACTTCAGGAAATTCGCGATCTCGCTGGTCACAAGTCGATTACAACAACCGAGCGATATGCCCATTTGGCGCCTGGTGTCAACATACGGATCGTCCACGCGCTCAACGCGACAGACGTTAGCAAAACGTTAGCAAACAATGAGGAGAAGAGATCGGCGACAGGCTCGCAGGCATCCTAACTCGCCTATTCTGAGTCATGCACGCAAAGCACAGAGCGGCAATAAGAGCCGCCCATGAGGCGGATTTCTACATACTGAGACACCTGGAGATACCTCAAAGCATTGTGCTTGAGAAGCCCTGAGATGGCCTGAGATGCCCAGAAATGCAGAAAAACGTTAGCACAGCGTTAGCAAAAGAAAGGGACGGACAGATGAATAATCCAGAGCAAGCAAAGCTCACGCTCCTGCTTGGCCCAAGGATTCTGCGCTGGGCGACTTGGCGCGCGCGCCCAATGATCTAGTCCGCTTTTCTATTTGTCTTGGGCGGAGCGGTAGAAGATCCAGCCAAACGCTCTAACGGTGCGGTAGCGCGCCTCCGCGATGGCGTATACAAGCGCCTTGCGCCACCATGAGGATTTGTTCCCCATCATCCGGATGCAATCGCGGAATCTTTGGTCGGCTTCGAGACGGTCGATTCCTTCGGCGTAGGCCAGGTCATGTTCTTCGCAGCATGGCCCCATGTCGCCAATGCCAGGGAGCCAGTCCAGTGCCAGCGTACACCCATTGCGCCGTTTCGTCTTGGTCTCGCTCACGATGCAGCCACCCCGGTCAGGATGCCGAGAACCAGCGCCTTAACCTGATCGCCCAAGCGACCCCAGAAGCCACGCGCTTCGTCGGTGGCGTTCCCGAAATATGCGCGCGCCGTCCGCGTCGTAATCTCGCCGTCGGAGACCGTCTGAATCGAGGCGCCGAACGCTTCCTCGACAAAGAGCGGCGCCGGGCCGATCGATCGCATGGTCACCGTGGTCCCAACATCGTAGATCGTGACTTCATGGAGGCGCTGGCCGCAGAGAGTCAATCGCATATTCGTCGATGCGTTACAACCCATTGTCCCAAACAAAACCGCGACGGAAAATCCACACCTTGTCACTGCGCGAGTTGCGATCATTTGCCTACCTGATAATCGCATCATCGGAGCTCCCTGGCGTAAATGGTAGGCCGATCGGTCCCCAGCAATCTGGCGTTCCTGCGCCGCCAGCAAATAGGCCTTCTATTTCAATTTCTGTCAAGGCTCGATCAAACACACGTATGTCGTCAATGGCGCCTTTGAAACCCTTGACCACATTGTAATATCTCCCGACATAGAAGATACCGTCACTCGCCAACGTATCGCTATTGCTGGTATCCGTGTCATCGTCAACGACTGTGGAGCCATCAACATAGAGCTCCAATGTGTCTCCCTCTCGCAAAAAAGCGAACCAGTGCCAAGCGTCGTCTTCGACGCCCACACCAGAATACAGATTACGGTAAGCGCCATTATAGATAATGGCN